CATCCCATTCTTCCCCATTCAAATACCAAACAAAATTCTTTTGGCGTATGTTTACCCCACTCAAACCATTTAAACGTTCCTTTGTTGTGTTACTGCTCCAACCTGCATTGGATACTCTTACAACTCCGTTTTCTTTCATTGCTATCAGGTTATCAAACAAATATAATTTTGTTACTCCGTTGTTTGCTTCTACTCTAGTGTTCCCGAAAGATCTTGTTTCGTTGTTTCTAAATGCTTGTACTGAATCAAATGTAATTGCTCTCATAATCTTGGTTTTTAGTTTGGCTTTATTGCCTTTACAAATATAATACTTTTTTAATTAAATCCTACTACTTTATAATAATTTTTTTCTTTTTTTTTATTACTTCCCCCGACTTGCACCTTACAACAAATCAGGGGAAATAAACCTTACTACTAACCTACCTTTTGATAGACTGCTTCCCCATTACTAAACTGCCCGACCTTATTATATGGTGTACTTATTTGAGTAAAGATCTTTTCTAGTTCTTCCTCTAGTTCTTCTGTAATTTTTTCTGCCCAACGTTCCGCATTTTTAGTTTGGATGACTTGTAAACCTCTACTCATATCTGAATGATTTTCAAAATCATAACCAAAGTTTATGCTATCTTCCCATTGTCCGCAACCTGAATAATATTCAACCTCATAGTCAAGGTTCGCACCCTCATAATAACCACTTCTAATAACTGCATTTATCCTTACCTCTATCAATACATCCCCAAAGTACTTATCAACGTTTAGACTGCCTAAAAGTGTGCCCTCAAAGTTCCTATTGTTACTAAAATTTCCGCTATCTGAATAGCTAAATTTACTTTGCTCCATTAACTCGATAGCGTGATCTTTTAAATCATCATAATCCCATTCTTCACAAGATCTCATTTCTGTTTCCCCCGTTGGCTCTCCGTTCTCATCAAAAATCTCATCCTCATAATCCATTAAAACTGCAAAGATTGTTCTAGCGTTACTGTAAAAATTGTTAGTTCCCATAATAATATTGATTTTTAAATGTTAGAAAATAGGGGAGGAATCGAACCTCCCTTAATACCATTACTATTTTAAATGACCTACTTCAATAGCTATTTTTAAACCGTACTCTAACGCATCATTTATATCTGCATAACTCTTAATAAGACTTTCGCTATCATCCCCATGTAGGACATACAATTCAAATAAACCACTTGAAAAAACCTCTTTTGCCTTGTCTGTTACATCCATAAAGACAAAACCATCTTCCATAACTATTGCCGAACTTTTAAATAAATCTTCCATGATCTTGTGTTTTTATAATTCAAAATATTCTATTAAATCATTCTCTTCTTTGTCTGTTAGGATCAAATCCCCACCTTGATAAAGGGTTAATAATTCGTTGTCACTTGGAAAATAACCATAGGCTTTTAAATACTTTTTTCTGATACTTTTCATAATTTAAAATTTTTAAGTGGTTGCTTCCTTACAACCGCATAACAAAGATACGTTTTTATTTGGTTACTGCAAACTTTTTTAAATAAAGTTATTAACAATTTGCACCCCCTTAATGTTTCCCACTCTTCCCCCTATACATTACCACTACATCCGTACCGAAACTAGAAAACATCCATCCCTCACTTTGTAGCTTTTCCGCTTCTTCTATCCCCTTTATAGTTCTTATATCTATTCTTCTAAATTCCATAACTATTTTTGTTTTATAATGTTTATTAATACTACTATGATACCTAACGCTATTATTATTGACCCCATACTTTGAAGATATATTAGCCCCCCATTACGGAGGGCATTTTTAATTACAATTCAAGTTCTAAAGTGTTAGATTCAATTTCAGCCAATTTAAGCGATGCAATTTTATAAATGCTATCTTTGTCTAACAATTCTAAATCGAGGGCTTCTAGGCTATCTAAATTGAATGACTGATAGTTTTGGCAAACATAATCCTCAACCATTTTTTGCTCTTCGTCTATTGCCGTAGTATTTACGAATTCAGAATAAAATAGGTTCTCAAAACAACAGTTATAAAAATTATTCCTGAAGTCCTCCATTTCATCCTGGAAGATAAACGTTAAGACTGCCCCGATACTTTGCACGTTATCGTTATTGAAGTCTTCTAACCATTGTTGAAAGTTATTAGCAGTATGACTGTGGAAACCGTCATAACTTGTAAAATGTTTATTCAGAAAAAAGTCTAGTGCCCCTTTGTTTGCTTTGGCATACTCTCTGACCTTTGGCTTACTAAATTTTACATCCAATTCAATTTGGTCCGTTGAAAAATTATAATACTTTGGACCATAAATTTTTCCGGTTTGAATTTCTATTTCGATACCGTTGGCTTCATGGCTTCCGGATAAAAAATAATCGGCTCTTTCTTGGATGGCTTTCTCGTATTCCTCATTATTAAAATTATCATCAAAGTACTCGGAATCATAAAAAATATAACCCTCTTCTTTATCATCATCTATTTGACCTCTATAAAAAAATTGGTCAGGGTCTAAAAAAGTATTATACATTGATACTGAAATAATAGGAAACAAGTTTGTGTTTAAAGAAACTTTCATAATAAATAAGGTTTTAGTTTGGCTTCGTTGCCGTTACAAATATAATAAAAATATTGATATAAAACCCCCTTTCGGGGGATTATTTAATAAAACAAAGTAAATAGTTTTCTAATAGTGGTCTTTCAGTTTTAGAATAATTCCCCAAATAGTCATCATTTTTTTCAAATACTAAATTTCCATCAAGGTCATATACTTTGACCCAATTAGACCAAAGTTCATAGTGACCTACTTTAGCCCCATCCCTATGTAAATCGCCAGTTTTTTTCATGGTTAAATATTAGAGGTTAAAAAATCAACAATAACGGCTAAAGGTATGGTTAATAAACATACAAATATACAGTAGTCGTAGTAACTAAATTTGTCCTTTACATCCACTATTTTTGCATGGATGATAATACCTAAAGCACAAAATAAAATAATAGCTATATGAATCATAATAAAAGGTTTTTAAAGCCCCCTTTCGAGGGCATTGGATTTATAATTTTTCTAAAATAATTTTACCATCTTCTTCGTTGTAAAGTGTTTGGTAGATTTCTTCCCACTCTTCGGTCTTGTTCAAAACAATTATATCATCTTCCGTGTAATGATATAGAGTGTACTCCTCATTTAATTCTAATTCTTCGCCATAGCTTAGACTCTTGACAACATCAATAGTTATTTTGCTTATAGCATCTTCTAAAAAATCATTTATAGTATTCATAGTATAAAGTATTAAATTGATACGAATGCGTTAATTTTTATTTCCCCTCTTCTGAAATGTTCAGATAATCTACTATAACCATCAATAACTTCATTATTAAAGATAATAATAGGTTGTTTTAAGTCCTCTTCGTGCGGTTCGTGTTCGCTATATTCATCATAACGAATATCTCCGCTTAAAACGTACTGTTTTAAACAATCATCCATGTTTAGTATAGATTCAATATCTAAAGTTTTTAACTCAAAACTCTTTTTACTTTCCATTACTTTTTTTATAAAGTAGTTAGGGATGTCTTCATTATTGGGGGTAATTTCCTTAATGTAGTTTTTTATCTCTTTCGGTTTCATAGTATAAAGTATTAAAACCCCCTTTCGGGGGCATTGGTTAATTAATTAGCTAATGTCTTCTTAAAAGTCTTTAAAATTACATTTAGTGTATATTCTAAATGCTTTTTGCAAAACTCATCTCCAAAGGTTGAATCTTTGTTTACGTTGTATCTTTCTTTATTGTCTATGAAAGTTCCTGCTTCATCGGTTTCGATTGTTACAAATTGATTCTTTATAACTATCGGTTTGATGTAAACTATCATCGGATAAGTTCCACCTGCATAAGTATAAGGAACGGTTTCCGATAGATTGATTTCCGCAATCATTGCATTGATAGCTTCAATTTTTCTTTCAATTGAGATAGGTAATTTCTTCATAATATAAGGGTTTTAAATAGCCCTCTTTCGAGGGCATTTGATTAATTTTTATAGGTTTTGAACTCTTCCTTTGTTGTAGATAGTCCAATAAATTTCTTGAAGTTGTGCAGGTGTTTTAAAAGAACCGTTTGAAATAATTTTTGCATCTTCTAATCCTTCAAGGTTGTGGCATTGTGTAAAAGAAATCCATTTGTAATGTGTGTCAATGCTAAATTCCATTGTCATTTGTTTACCGTTGCTTAATTCTGTTTCGGTAGCAATCAATTCAAGTAAGTCTTTAAAAGTCTTCATAATAGTAAGGTATTAAAATAATCAATCCATTTGTATCGGTAGGATTGTTCACCGTATTTTTAAGAGCCGATATGTCAAAGAACTGATAATCAAGCAGTTAGGTAAAAAAGAGTGCCTTTTTCTCTAACCCTTTACAAATATACACTTTTATATTGATATAACAAGCGTTTAGGTAATTATTTTTACTGTATAATGAAAGTTTTTTTATGGTCGTATTGATACAATTATATAGCTACATAGTATAAGCAGGAAGAAGTAAGAAGAAGAGAGCAGGAACTCGGCTTACTACTTTAGTCCTCTCTCTGTCCTGCTTACTGCCACAACATCCAAAGAAGAAGAGGACTGCATAAATATAACTTAAAAGGGTGAAACGTTTCGAGGGTCACTCTGTCAGGACTGGAGAGGGCACTATATAGACGGGGGGGTACACCAAAAACTCAAAATTTTGGGTCGCCTTTTTTGTTAGGTGGGTAGGGTATCCCCCACATATAGTCAAAATTCTAAATATAGTCAAAATCCTAAATATAGTCAAAATTCTATATAGTCAAAATTATAAGGCATTAACATTTCCTTAACACTTACCTGGGGGGTACAAAAAAACCTCCTTTTTAGGGGAGGCTTCTAGGTTTGGTTTGTGGCACCGATTAAATAAATAATGCTTTTACTGCGTACATACAAGATGTCTCTAGTTCTGTCTGGGCTAATGATATGGCTCTGGCATTTGTACCAGTCTTCATTTCTTCTAGAACATCTATTAGTTCTGCATACTTGATCTTTAAGTCTTCTACTTTCGGGTTTGCTGATGAATAGAAACTTCTTTGTACTCTTTGTTCTCCTAGGGTCATGATACGTATTTTGAAAAATTATGTGCTGCTTTTCGAGCTTGTGATTGTGTTTTAATTATTATTGATCCTCTACTTGTAAAGGGGATTACGTCTTGGATTGATACTTCATCTTTCCAGCTATAGTCTTCATTTTCTTTCTGTAATTTAGCCTGCTTCTCTAAGAATCCAGCCCATTCCCACTCTTCGTAATCTTCTTCTATTGGTCTGTACTTTTCATTAAACAGTTTATCCCCAATCTTGAACTTTTGTTTGGCCCGGTGGGAGTATCCTACAAAACTATTGTCATCTGTGCAGTATGCTACCCCTCTCAAAACGTCATCTGCTACACAGTTGTTTTTAAACATCCAGTTCAAGTCATCTATACTGCCTAGTAGGTGGCCGTCTTTATTGTAACAGTACAGGGTGTTGTATTCCCCTTTTGCTAGTAAAGATTTATCAAATCCTTTGACCGATCCGGTATCCTCTAGTATGTTTTTAGCCAGTGTTTCGCTTACATGGGCGAACATAGTCTTGGCTTTTATAAATGCCCCGAATGCATACCCGGTCTTTACCATTCTTAGTGCTAGGGACCAGCCAAATACTGTAAAGTAGTGCTTGATACAAATATCTCTACCTCTTCTTGTAGTATACCATGGTGAAGCTTTTTCTAATTTTAGGTATTTCTTACCTGTCCAAATATACTCCATTATTTTTGTGTTGCTTTTAGGTAGATTTTATTATAACTCGTGTGGATCAATTCCATGAACTGGTTATGTTGTTCTTGTATGCTAGATACTTCTAGGTTAATAAACCAAGCTACTTCTGGATCTGCTATTGTAACTAGTGTGCAAAATTCGTGTAAGAACTCTTTACCATCTGTAAATTTTAAAGTGTAGTCTTCTGAGAATCCCCACTGGCCGGTGAAAACTCCATAACCTTGTGGGTATCCTTCGCTGTTACGTCTTTTAAAGATCCTTCCTTTAGTCCAACCTAAGTCTTCGAGGGCTGCCTTGGTGCTTTGGGAGGCTACTGCTACTTCAATGTCCTCTATGTTACTACTACTTTTTTCCATTTTTTCGAGCTGGTGTTTCTTCTGTGGTAGCACTAATTTCTACTTCTGCAAACTCTGTGAACTCTTTTTCTTCTGTTACTTCTGAAGAGCCTCCCTGCATTTTTAGAGCTAGTTTGAAAGCTTGCTCGGCCTCTTCTTTTGACAGTTGTGCTTTTAGGTAAGTCGCTACATAACCTGTACTAGATTCTAGGATATGTCTTTTTTCGTTTTCTGTGTAAGTTACTTTCATTTTGTGTTTGTGTTATAGTTAAATTTTTAGTCTGTTAAAATCTTTTCTCAGAAGTATTACGTCCTTGCCTAAATTGTAATCTTTTACTTCTTGTTTGTTAAATCCTATTTTTGATAGTTTTTTTGCTATCTCATTATTCTGTACTTCTAGTTGTTCTTGTAATACGCTGATCGCTATTGGCTGTTCTCTGTTCATGTAAACCATACGGTCTATCTTGTGTGCCAGGATGTAGTCTAGACTTTCTGTTATTACTTTCTTCCCTTTAAAATCTGTCAAAAGAAATATTCCAGATGACATCACATAATCAATAAAGTACAGAGTAATATCATCTTTGCGACTATTCAGGTAATGTATCAGAACTTCTGTGCTTACTGTTTCTCCTCCCTCTGTTGTGATAAATAAATCTATCTTGTCGTGCATGGTCAAAGTATCTATCAATTCCCTTACCTCTGCTACCCCAAGTGTGTTATCAAAGTGGTATGTATACCTATTCTCCTCCATCTTCTGTAATATTTAAAGAGTCTATTGTAAGTTGGTACTCTGCTTTAGTTATTAACCCTGTTTTTCTAAGTACTTCTTCCTCTTTGTCATTTACAAAAATGATTGTTGGGATATTTCTAATTTTGTATTTTACAGACAGCCCTTCTGTGTCTTCGTCAATATTAATGTTTGTAAGGTCTACACCTTCTAACTCTTTTGATAATACCCTGCATGGGCCACACCATGGTGCCCAGAATTTAATTGCTTTTACTGCCATTTTTTTTGTATTTTTGTTTATTGCCAATGATTATTATAAGTCTCCCACCAAAAAGTCAAATCTTGTGTATTGTTGTCATAGTATTCTCCAACAAAATCTGATTTAAAAATGCTATGTATATTTTCATACATAGCTAGGGTAACTATATTGCCTTTTAGTTGAAAAGTTTTTTCTAACAAGTCAACTACTTTTGTATAATTGCCACCTCTTATTATCCCTGCCTCTACTAAAAGAACTTTTTTATTTTTGAAGTCTGGGTAATTCATAGCAAACATAGAAGCTATATTTTGCTTAACTTTGTAATTAAACTCTTGATCTGGGTAGGGTACATCTATACCAAAGCCGGAACATATTTCACCGTTATAAGATAGTTGATGTCTAATATACTGCCCTATTACAGAAGAGTAATCTGTAGAAACTGTTACTACAACAGTATTTTCAGCATTAAACCCTTTTTCTAAAAGATCCTGGACTAATTTATCTGACAATCTCAATTCATCTTCTTTACTTACTAGTAATTCTTTTCTTATCATGGTTCATATACTGCTAACATTACCCCCTTATCGCTCATTAATCTCGTAAGTCCAAACTCTTTCGCAATATGGTCTAGAACTTCGTCTAGATTTAATTGCTCAAACCATTGTTGGAACATGTGAATGTTAATTCTTATTCCAGATTTTTTAGTGTAATATTTATAGAACCACTCTAGTCGATAGTCTTTTTTCTTTACCATCTGTTTAAATTCCTCTTTCATCTTTTGTTTTTTGTTACTTGGAAGGGACTCGAACCCTTATTAAGCAGACAGACTGCCCGTGTTTCCGTTACACCACCAAGTATCCATGGTTGACTCTCATTGCCATTACAATGTTGCCTTACGATGCAATCGTCAAGTGTGCGTTCTGGCTGTCTAGATAAGGTTTCTGCCGAAGCTGTCCAAATATTATCCTGCCAGATTGAAGCCTACGAAGAAGTACGTCTTGCTGGCCAGGCAAGCCATTTTTATGGGTGCTGCCTTTAGTCCACGGTATCACAAACCTTACTGCTACCCTAATTACCGTTAGTAAAAATAAAGTAAATTCGTTTCATGAGTAATTACCAGTTGGTAGTCATCATTGTCTTCTAAAACTTCAGTAATTACCCCATTAAACATAACCTCTTTCCCGACATTGTTGTGTAATGCTATGTCACAATCGTGTGAATAGCCATGCAATATCGGTCTTGGCTCTGCTTGTACTTCCGCAAATAAATCTGGCGGTGTAGTTTTTAATATTTTTAATACAACTCTTTTGAATAACGGTCCCATACTATAATCCTCCATCTATAATTAAACATTCAGTTTGTAGGATTAAACATGCAATTGAATTTGCGTTCTCCAAGGAAACTTCTACTACTTTTGCAGAATCTATGATCCCTTTTTGTAATAAATTCTCAACTCTGCGAGTCTTAACGTTAACTCCCTTACCATACTTTGTGACCTTTGGTGCAAATTGAGATTTCTCTAATCCGGCATTAATCAAGATCTGTTCAAATGGTTTTTGGATAGCTGCTTTCATTACATTATACCCTTCTTTTTGTCCACCTTTCAATTTTCTTCTCATTTTGTAACGAGAGATAAACAATAAAGTAGATCCTCCTCCAGAAACAAAACCTCCTTCTAATGCTGACTTAACTGCACTTACTGCATCATCAATTCTATCTTTTTTCTCTTTGACTTCCATTCCGGTAACACCACCAACGGTAACTACTGCTACTGTATTCTGTAAGTTAGACAATCTTTTGTTAAGTTTTGATAAATTACCAATATCTTCTGTTTCAACGATTTGGCTTTTTATTAATTCTGTTCTTTCTATGATTGGCTGAGATTTAGAATCTTCTACAATTACAACGGTTCTAGATCTGTCTGAGATTATCTTTTTTGCAAATCCTAGTTCAATACTCTTAGAGAACTTTGGTGAGAATACTTTGGCACCAGTAAATATTGCAAGATCTTCTAAGATGTTAGTTTTGTTTTCTCCAAAATCTGGATTCATACTAACAGATACTCTTAGTGTACCTTGTAATTTGCTCTTAACCAACATGGTCATTACTCCTTCATCTACGTCTTCTGCAAAAATCAATAACGCTTTGCCCTCTGCTTGTATCTTACGAACTGTCTCGGAGATTTCTGTTACTGAACTAATCTTACCGTCAATAATCATGATGTAGGCATCTTCTAACTCTACTGTTTGTGTAGAGCTTTCTGTGATAAACATCGGCAATGACCAACCTCTATCTAATGACATACCTTCTACATAAGATACTTTGGTATCCTTGGTAACACCCTCTTGTACGTCAACTGTTCCATCAATACCGATCTTGTTATACATATCAGCAATCAATTTTCCAATTTCCTCGTCATTATTGGCTGATACGGTAGCGATCTGAAATACTTCTTGCTCTCCTACATTCTTTTTTAAAGACTTTAGTGCTGCCTTTATATCTGCTAACCCTAGTTCCATACCTTCTCTTAGATCAACATGTGAATGTCCATCACTAAGTTTTTCAAAGCCTTTATTTACAAGGTCTTGGGTAATAACCGTGGCCGTTGTGGTACCGTCACCAACTAAATCTACTGTCCTACGTGCTGATTCTTTGATAAATTTAGCACCAAGTTCTTCAAACTCATCCTCTAAATCTATACTCTCTGCCACAGTGACACCATCCTTAGTAACATGCGGCTTGAACCCCATTTTATTTCTGATGATGACTGTCTTCCCTTCGGCACCCATGGTAACTTTAACTGCATTTGCAATTGCGTTCACTCCATTTATCAATGCCTCTTTGGCTTCTATTCCTGTCTTTAACATTTTTGTTTCTTTTTAGTAATCATCTTTTTCTGCCTCGTCTAGTAATCTTTGGCTATCTTCCCATATTAGGGTGAATCTTTTTTTATCTTTCTCCCAGTCTCCAGACATTCCTGGGAACAACATTTTTAAATCTCCGCTTTCTTTAAATGCCAGGTACTGTTGTTTCACTATCTCCCTCTCCTGCATAAGCTTTTGTCATTAAGTTAATAATAAGGTCTTCAAAATCCCCTGTCTCTAATTCATGTATAGGTTTTCCAATACCAATAATAACTCTATCCTTACCTCCTGCATCATTTCTCATAACCGCATTAAAAGCTTCGTATGATTCTACATTTCCTGTTTCGGGATTAAGTGATTTTTCAGTTGAAAAGGAGAGATAAGTACATATCCCTCCTAATGCTTTCTTGGCCAGTTTTAATCTTTGTATCGCAACTGCTTCAAGTATTTCTTTATTCTTGTCCTCCATTTGCTGGGGTATTAGCAGCACTTAATGCTTCCAATTCTGCGATACTCTTAGCAACACCGGTTTCAACATTTCTTTCATGAATCTCCATGATTAATTGCTGTCCTTTTATCATATCTGGTGATAACTTTGTGTTATAGTGATACTTCACATTGGCTGGGTTAAACGTTGCCTCTCTATCGGTTACTGTAACAACTTTTCCTGCTGCAATATCTTCTTGTGAAGGATCTAATACAATCTCTGATGTTTCTCTGTTTACATATCTTAGAACCTCTGGTAGAAAGCTCTCTAATGTTGCATTGATTCCTTGTTCAACAGCATTTTTTAATTGCATAAATTCTTTTGCTGTCATCTCTACTCTCTCGTCTCCTAAGTATCCGTATTCTAATGGGTTTTTTACTTCTTCTTGCATTTGTCTATTATTGTTAGTTATTATTAAAATGGTAAATCATCATCTTCATCATCGGTAGTGCTCGGTAATTCTGGAGTTCCAAAAGCTTCCTCTGCTGTAGGGGTAGGTGTTGGTTTTGCCTCCTTAGGGGCCTCTGCTCTAGCTGATTCAGTGTTGTTATCTTCTTTTTTCCAAGTTAGTCTAGCTTCATGTTGGACAAGTAAGTCTAAAAGATATTCATCTTTTGCTTCAATAGATGCTGCCGATGGTTTTTTCTTTCCTAATTTTTCTACCCAAATAATTGGTGGAATATCTCCCGGAATCAATTCTCCTTTTTTGTTGTAGTAACTGTTTATGATATTAGATTTTAATTTCTCACCACTAACTTTTACCGAAATACCAATCCTTGAATATGGGCTGTCATCTGGCTTAAAATTGTAACCTGTAATTGTAATGTTCTGCCCTTTTTCAAGTTGAGGCAACAACTTAATCAAACTCTCTGCATAAGTATTGTCCACTTGTTTTGATTGGTCATATATGTCAATCGGTACATAGTAGATCTCTTCTCCTTCTCTGATGTTTAGGGAAATCTGTTGGCCAAATTTGCCATCGTAGATTGATACAGATTCTAGTGTTCCTGTAACACCTTCGTCAGCATACTTTCTCCAACTAACATTTCCTTTTGTTGAGGTATGTTTTACATAACCATCTTTCTCCTCTTTAGAGTATTCAAAAAATTTCCCTGAACCAAACTCTAACTGCAAATAATTTTTACTTAACGCCATTTTTACTTTTTTTAATTTTACTTTCTACTTCTTCAACTGTTTCTTTTACTGTTACTGTGAAATCTTTACCTACGTATAAGGTGCTTCCAAAATCCTCATTATCAACCATGAACTCAATTAGTTTATGCCTAATCTTGGAGTTTTTCTCATCTATTTCGTAGTCACTTTTTCTGATTTCAAAGATCTCACTTTCGAGATCTTCTTTAAAGTCTTCAGGTGGGTCTATCCCAAGCTCCTTATAAAACTCTGGAGTATTTCCTAAAGAGTCTTTCTTCTTTGGGCGAATCTTAGCTTTTTTTGTCGCCTCTATAAGCTTAGTCTTTACTGTCTCCTTTACCCTAGAGGTCACAACTGTAACGGTAATAAAATCATCCGTCACTATTTTTTCTTTTGTGTTTGTGTGTAAGTCTTGCTCCGATTTAGCTTTATGACGGGTGGCTAAAAAACCTGGTACCTTTGTTGTTACATAGGCACAATCCCCTATAACTCTAATCGTATGATCGACACCCCAATTAATACTATCTTTTTCTACTTGATCACCATTTAGGTAATACTTAATTCCTACTCTTTCGCTCATGCTTCTTTTTTAATTCTTTGCAAAGGTACAACAAATAATTGGATCTGCAAAATATTTTTTAATTTAATTGTACTCGTAGTCTAATATTTTTCCAACAATATCTGATCGGTGATTTGTTTTAAGCTTTATCCATTTGATTTCTTCAATCTTTTTAGACAACTCAATCACATAAGACAACCCATTGTATTCGTCACGAATATCCTTTTGTTCATTATCACCGTTTATGATGATCTTTCCGGTTTTACCTAGTCTAGTCAAGATAGCTAGCATCTCTGCTTTAGTAAGGTTCTGGGCCTCTTCAACAACAAGAACATCATCTACTGTCTTTCCTCTAATAAACTGCACAGGTAAGGCTTTGATCTTGCTTAGTTTAATAAGCTCTAGAATTTTAACGCTATCATAGCACTTGGCTAAGTTTTCTTGAAACGCTTCCAAGTATGGGTCAAACTTATCTTTCAAATCTCCTGGCAAAAACCCTAAAGATGCTCCTACTTCAACAGCAGCTCTTGTTACTAATATGTGTTCGCATTGTTTTTTCATCAAGAAATCTAATGCTGTTTGAGCACATATCAATGATTTACCACTACCTGCCCTGCCTGTAACAATAACAATTTGATTGTCAATTATGAGTTGCTTGGCTTCTTTTTGCTCTTCGTTTAATGTAACCTGATATTTAATCTCCGATTTCCTAACTCTATTGGGCTCTTTCATACGCTTATTTTAATTCTTTGCAAAGATACAACAATTTTTTCATTATACCTAATTTTTTAAATTACTTTTTTACCAAATCTACGAATGGATACTCCATCGTTTAAAAATCTACAATCTTCTAGTGCTCCTGAGCATATAATTTCTTTTGCTTCCTTATAAGTCAAGTCATTATCATTACCAGAGAACATCAAGATCTCTCTAAAAATATCAAACTTTGTATAGTTAGCTTTTATAAATTTATTACTAGAAACATAGCTTTTCCAATCACCCTCCTTTATGATATGTTCATAATTCTTCTTACGCTTATCTCCAAGAGCCTCTGTTTCTTTCTTTCCGAATACTCTTTTTCTTTTTGTATACACATTCTTTTTTCCTATGTACTCAAACTCCACCGTGTTGGTCCCCTTCTTACATAATTTTAATTGATAAACAAATCCCCAAACTTTGGGGAAATGTCTATGCATGTCTGTTATGCTATTAATATCGTGACCTTGGTATATCCAACCATGTACTGCCATAATTAGATATTGAAGTGTTGCCTAATCTTTAATTCAATTTCATCAGATAGTTCTGGATTATCTCTCAAAAGATCTTTTACATTACTGGCTCCTTGTCCTAATTTAGTGTCGCCATAGCTAAACCATGAACCTCCTTTTTTGATAATACCAATATCCTCACCTATAGCTAATATCTCACTAGCTTTGTCGATACCTTCTCCAAAAATAATATCAAATTTAGTAACTTGGAAAGGTGCTGCTAGCTTATTTTTGATAGTCTTCAAAGTGACATGGCTATTAACCCTGTTTCCATCTTTGTCATCATCTCCTTTAGACTTGCGAATATCAATTCTAGTTGATGCATAAAATTTGAGAGCTTCTCCTCCAGGAACTGTTTCTGGGCTACCAAACATCACTCCAATTTTCATTCTTATTTGATTTGTCCAAAGTAGTACAGTATTTGTTTTGCTAACAACTCCTGTTAGTTTTCTACAAGCTTGTGACATAAGTCTTGCGTGAAGACCCATTTTAGAATCTCCCATCTCACCTTCAATTTCTGCTTTTGGTGTAAGGGCTGCGACTGAGTCAATGACACATACTGAAATTTTTCCTGATCCAATCAAAGCTTCCGCAATCTCTAAGGCTTGTTCACCACTGTCTGGTTGTGAGATAATAACTTGTGACATATCTAATCCTAAATGTTCAGCATACTTTCTATCGAATGCATGTTCGGCATCAATAAAAGCTACTCTTTTCTCAGGATTATCTTTTTGTGCTTGTATCATTGTGTGGATACAAAGAGTTGTTTTTCCAGAACTCTCTGGTCCATAGATCTCAACCATTCTTCCTTTTCCATATCCACCGCCAGTAATAATGTCAACCCCTAGTGATCCGGTACCTTGTCGCTCAGTCTGTATAACGGTATCACCTACAATAACTGCTCCTTTACCAAATCTTTTATCCATACTTGCTAGTACATCTAACAAAGTGTCTTTTTCTTCTGCCATATTTATCTTATTATTTTTTACAAAGGTACAAATTCTTTTTTTATTATACAACTATTTAAGAAACCTTTAACATAGTTCCAATTTCAGACTTCAGCCATTTTTGATTTGGGTAGAATTTTACGTTCTCATACACCCAAACTAAATAGTTCTTATCCTCTTTATAAACATTGGCAATAGTTTTATCTTTAAACTTACCAAATGGCATCTTGCTTTCTCCTACTGTGCTAACTGTTGTGGCAATGTTTGGAGTTGGTTTCTTTATAAGATTCTTTTTCTGTGGTCTATGCTTGGCTTCTATAGGATAGTTGCTTATTAAACTTTCTCCTTTAAACAATCCCCAGCCATACCCTTCTAAAAATTCTATGGTAAATTCTTCAACTTTTCCAAATCTACTAAAATTTTCACTAAGGTCAATAACTTCAGTTTTTGTTTTATTGTCATGTATTCTAACACCTCTACCTACCATTTGATAATATAAAGCAAAAGACATTGTTGATCTACCAAGTATGATTGTATCTAGTTCTGGGTAATCAAAGCCAGTTGTCAAGATTCCTACATTTATAACTACATGTGTATCTCTATTTTTGAAAGAGTTAATTATTGTGTCCCTTTCTTTTTTTGGTGTCAATGAACTTACTGATTGTGCACCAGGTATCTTTTTACTAATTTGATCAGCTTCTTGTATTGTAGGGACAAACACCAGTATGGATTTTGATCCATTAGACAGACAGTTATTAATATTGTCTACAATCTGTGTCTGTAAATCATTTCCTTCGTAGAAACGTCTCATACTGTCTTCTGTATAATCAGAGCCTGAGGAATTAACTTCTAAAAAATCATCGTCCTGTTGGATTATTTTATAATCTATAGGTGTCCAATGGCCGTCTTCTAACATATTACCTATCTGATGTACGTATGCAATATTTGTAAAAAGCTTACCTTTAATCTTTGTTAACATCTTTAGTTCGGCACCATTCATAGAGCTAGCCAATATAAAAGGTGTTGCTGTCAAACCTAGAGTATTTTTTACTCCTAGGTCTTTTAAAAAATTACGTAATTGTGAATCTGATTTTACACCTATATGTGCTTCGTCAATAATAACTTTTACTTTTCCTAGCTTTTTTAGATTTTCTACTTCTTTTTTTATAGACCCTATTGTTGCAAAGGTCACGTGACTGATTTCTTTAATTCCGGCAGATGCAGAGTATATTGTAGCTTCTCCTCCAACATTAATAAACTTTTGATAGTTCTGTTCGAGTAATTCTTTTGATGGCTGTAATACTACTACAGGATCTGATATTTGTTTTACTATTTCTGCAATTACAATTGACTTACCTGCACCAGTTGGCAATACTAGTAGCTCTCTTCTAGAAGTAGTACTGTTTAATATCTCCACGCCTTTTAGCACTGAGTCGCTCTGGTAATTTCTTAATTTATACATATTACTGTTATCTTTTTGCAAAGGTACAAATTATATTCCATATATACAAGGGGTTAACCGTTTATTTCAGAGATAATTGCTTTTATTTTTAGGTTTTGCTGTTTTCTTGAGGCTGGTGTGGTTTTGACAGCTCTTCTATGGTGCTACTGGTGGCTAGTGGAAGAACACCCCCCTCCCCCTCTTACTAATTAAAGTAAAAGAAGAAGGAGAACCAGTTGCGGAAAAACACCGAATCCAAAGACCAACTGTAGATTTTTTGTTTTGTTACTGAAAGACCTATTGCTTATTCGTCAATATTATTTACTTAATTAACTACTTGCGTAACGTTGGCTGAAATCATAAAACAGCCATGCTCTGGCGGTCTTCATTACAAAAGTAATGCCCTCTTCCATTTAGCTTAGGTTTTTACACCGCAACGTGAACCTTTTCAGGTAGCCTCACGCTATTATATTATTTAAGTCTGCAAAATTACAACAAATATATTACTTATGCAAGACATTTGTAATTTATTTTTGCAAATTTACAAATAAAAATAATATTATCCAAATTAGTTAATTATTTATTTAACATTTTTGGTTTAGTTAAATATAATTTGTATCTTTGCACAAATAATAAAACCATATAATAATGTCAACAAAAGATTTTACATATTCCGATTTTCAGGAATTAACATACGAAGAATTCTACGATCTAGTCTGGGAAGATATTTCGGAGAAAGTTATTTCAACATCTTATCTAGATGCAAACGATGATTACATCAGTAATCTAACTTTTGATTTGTACAGGCTGTACCAAATGAATAGTCCAATGACAATCAGAATAATAGCAAGAATGCTAGAATCTTTCTTTTTTAATACATTCAGATTCCAGCCTATGATAAAGAATATAAAAGAGATAAAAGACTTCTAGTTAAATAATTGTTAATTATGTTGTAGTATTCAAATATTATTTATATCTTTGCAAAAAAAATATAGATAGTGAATTTTCCAACATTAAGAAGCAAGTATAAAAACGAGATTGATATAATTGACAAGATACTAAGAGTTTACTCAATATCACAAGATAAACCACTTAGAAATTTTGAAAGATTGATCTTAATTTACTATATAAGAAATGGATATAGTAAGGACACAAAAGAGTTTATAAAAGAAGATACTGATAAAAAAGATGGAGACATCCGAGTAGCAGATGTCCATTTGAGGGAAAAAGGTTACTTAGTAACACATCCAAATAATCAAAGGATGAGCAAATTATCCCAAGATATGAATAGTATTAGAGAGAGTTTCATAACAAATAAAAAAGAAATTTATGTCCTACTCTTCCAAAAAGAAACCTAAGACAATATATTTCACAGAGGATATTATCGAAATATTAGCAGCCAAAACAGGTAAAGATAAAGCACTTTTGGCTGATATTATAAAACAAAACAATAGTTATATTAAATCATCAGTATTAAAAAATAGTGATATTGTTGTTATAAATTTTCCTAATTTTGGGAAGATGTTATTTAACTATTACCTTGGAAGATGTCAGGCAGCTAGAAGTAATAGTGTTGATAAGATTGGATTTATAAGAAGTAAATTAAACTACCTTCTTAGTATAGCCAACAAAGAAGGAAAGAATAGCTTAAAAAACTTTAATAGACCAATGGTAAGTACTCTTACATACAGTTTATTTGGAGAAGCTCCCAGGAATATCCTAACATCTTTTTACAAAAATTGGAAAATATTAGAACAAAAACATAACGAAGATCATGAGAAATATTTTTAAGATTGCATACCTTGCAATAAAAAGCAGAGCAGAGCACAACGGTAATCTAACAGAGCAGCAAAAAAAGAGACTAAGTGTATGTAAAGAATGCCCACTAAATTCAGATAACAAAGATCAACTAACATTACTGGATACTTTTAAAATAAGGATTAATAAGATTTTGAACTTTTTTATGAGAGTTAGTGTTACTGATGATTCTATATGTACATCATGCGGATGTAATCTAGTATTCAAAAGCTCCCAACAAGATCCAGAAAATATGTGCCCACTAGATAAATGGAATAATTTAAACTAATAAAAATGCAAATTACAAGCAGTAAAAATCTACAAGAAGTAGTAAAAAACGAAGTATATAATATTGACTTCGGAACAATAAAAAAAGGATCGGATACAGAAGTAGTAATTAACTTTCAGGACGTAAACCATGCGGCAGTATCTAAATCATGTGGATGCACAATGCCAACAGTTGAACTTTTACCACAAGGTGGGTTTAACTTAAAAATTGTGTATGATAACAAAAAAATTGGTGTTATAAACCAACATGTCATAGAAAAAGTAATAACTACAGAAAACAAACAATTAACAATCACCTTTAATTTAAGAGGTACAATACTAGCGTAGATGAATTTTAAAAACAATGCAATTAGAGAGTTACAAGGATTCTCAAAAGAGTTTCCAAACTACACATTAGGTGAACTTTTATACAGTGCACTAAGACTAACTGATGCAAAAACAATATCTGATTTGTTGACACTATCAGATGAAGAGATATTCTCTGCTATAGAAAAAACAACAGAACAAGAAAAAGAAAACTAATGGAAAATCTAAAACAAAAGATTAATTCTTTATACAAAGAGTACAAAGAATTTGACGAGATTGTAAAAGAGAAAAATAAAGCAGTCACAGAAAAAAAATCTACTGTTAAAGAAATGGTAGAGGGTAAATCTGTAGAAGAAGTACAAGATGTATTGGTCCACTTATATGTAGACACTTTGCTATATAATAAAGATTTACAAATATTATTCTTTAAGTTAGTTTCAAATATAGAGACTTACCTTGAGTTCTCAAAAGACGATTTAGATAAAGAGGTTAGCGACTTCTACCAAAGTATGAAAACCTGGGCCCCAAAAAGAGTCTTTATGGTAGAGAAGGGGCAAATTGTAGAAACAGAAGTTGGGCTACAAGAAAAATCAAGAAAGGAGTTTTTAGAAAGCGACTTCTTCAAAGGCTTTCTTGACAAAATGAAAAACTAATGTCAGACTATATTGATAGTTTTATAAAGAGTCACAAAGAGTATTTTAAAAGGAACAAAAAAGTAATTGAAAGCAACTTCTGGAATGACAACAAAAAGTACGAATCTGGTATGCAAAGTTTTGCAGAACAAGTACTATCATTACAAGAAGTTGATCTAGATAACAAAGAGAGAGAATTAAAAAATCTTGAAAAAGAAATAAGATCTTTCAATGAAACTTCCAAAAAAACCAAAGAGGCTTTATTTAAACAGGAAAACGAGCTTACCATGTCTATACTTGGTAGGCTTTCTGTGTTCATACTAGAATCAGATAGTGATAGAGGGTTAGAAAAGAGGCAAGAATTTATAAATGAAACCGTAGAGATAATTGACCTCCATATAAAAAAGTGTGATGAATACTTAAAGTATAATATGGATGCCTTAACACAAGAAGCTGAGACACAAGAAGAAGTAGAGTACAAATCTTATGAGATTGTATTCCAAGATTTAGTGTTTAATGAAAAAATAAAAATACAGGAGAGATTATCAAAACTAAATATTACAAATGAACTAGATAGTGCCAATATAAAATTCTTCAACGATAAAAAGGCATCTCTAATTATGAGAGAACCTCTAGCATTAATAAGAGAAGATGTAAAAGAGATTATAGATAGGGTACCTGTTGATTGGTCATTGAGGACATCAAAAGAGATGTTTGTAAATATGAATCCAAGAGATATTCCAAAATGGAATCCAAATAAACACTTCTTTGATCAAGATCCAGTGGCAATACAATTTTGGTCAGAAGAGATCAATAAGATAAAAAATGGTATAAATATTAATGGTTACAATATGCATCCATGGTTGTATTTTCACCTAAACTTTTTCAGAACACCTATCATACAAACTGATGGCAGTGAGCCAAATATTCAACCAGACTTACGAGATAATGAATGGTTCTTTGCTGAGAACTTAATGCTATCTGTAAATACTGAAAATCCAAACTTCTATTCAAAAGCCTTACTTATGTATGGAACTAGACGTTTTGGTAAATCGGTAATGCTTGCATCGTTAGCACACTGGAGAACAATCACTAAATTTAACTCATTTGGGTCAGTAATTGGAGGAAGCTCTTCTGATATAAATGCATTGACGAGTAAGATTAAAACTTCAATGACTTATATTGATAGGCCGTTACAGATTGATATTTTAAAACAAGAATGGGATAATGGAGAAACAACCTTTGGAATAAAGGAAGATGCATCAAATCCTATTATCTTTTCTACACTTATCGTACAGAATCTTGAATCAGGAGCCAAATCTAAAACACAGAAGACAGCTGGTTTAGCACCATCTGTTTCAATATACGATGAGATAGGTAAGTACGCATTTTTAAAACCATACCTTGCTGCACTTCCATCATTCAAAACACCTTATGGATTTAAGTGTGTTACAGTATTGGCAGGAACCGGTGGAGAAGCAGATTTATCAAAAGATGCAATTGATGTACTATCAAACCCTGAAGCCTATGATTTACTACCAATGAATTGGGATCTATTAGAAAATAGAATTGATCCAGATCACATTACTTGGAAGAGAAGAAAATTTGCAACATTCTTTCCAGGACAAATGGCATACGAAGTTGGATTTATAAAACAAAAGAAAGCTTTCTCTAGATTTTTAAATTTAGACGATGCCGATGAGTTGGATAAAATAACTATACACACAACAGACTGGGAAAATAATACAAAGATGTTGAAGGAAGTTGTAGAGAATGCCAAGAAGATAGGAGGCTCAAAAGGACAGCTATTAGAGCAACAAAAAAGAGTACAGTATCCACTTGATCCTGAAGATTGTTTTATGTCATCAGAAGACAACCCATTCCCAGCACTAGAAGCAAAGAGACACAGAGATTATTTAATAGAATCAGGAGAGGTTGGAAAGAGTGTTACATTGATGCAAGATAGTAACGGTAGAATTTTCTATGAACTCAACAATAAACCTTTAGCAGAGTACCCACACCCAGGAGGGTTCGTAGATGCACCTATTGTACTATATGAAGAATTACCAGGAGAAAAACCAGTAGAGTATTTGTATGTAGGAGGATTTGATGATTATAAGCAAGAAGAATCAGGAACCGATTCTGTTGGATCATTTCACATATATAAAGTTAATATAGGGATGGATAAATGGTGCGGAAGAATAGTAGCATCAATAGCATCAAGGCCGGACCCACACAATAAGTTATACAGACAAATTTTTCTAATGATGCAAGCATTTAATGCTAAGGTATTTATGGAGAATGCCGATATGGGCTTTAAAGAGTATTTAGATAGGAAAAGAGGCACTGATTTATGGTTAGTGGAATCTATGGACTTTAAGTCAGATATGACTCAGAGATCGCAAGGAAAGAGACGATACGGATGGGCACCAACCCCAGAGAATATTAGATTTTTATTTGGGTTATTAAAAAACTATGCTAGACAAGAGTTTATCATAAAAGATGAGGACGGAAATGAAAAGACTATACTGGGAGTTCAGATGATAAATGACATTGGACTACTTGACGAGATGATCTCATTCAAGAAAGACAATAACGTTGATAGAATGACTTCTTTTATGTCATGTCTTGGGTATGAGTTTTATCTGTTCAACAACTATATGTTACCAACAGCTATAAATAGGAAGCCAAAAATAGATGAGAACCAAAAGAAAAAACCTACAAGAAGTATGGCAGAAAGACTTTATGGTTCATCAAGTACATCTAGAAAACATTACTAATTTTTAACGAATTTGGCAGGTATAAATAAAATCAGTATCTTTGCTGTTTTAAAAACAAAATATGGACGGTCATAATTTACATAGTTACTATAACGGAGTAGGGACATCTGTTTCAACAACACACTCGCTACCAACACAAACCGTAAAGGATTCTATAAAAGAGAAGCCTGAATGGAAAAAAAAGTGTATGGATGCCCTAGAATCAATAGGTATATCCCAACTAGCAGAGAATATTAAATTTAGAGATTTGTATAAGATGTTGGAAGGTAGATTAGTTTATTCAGACTATGAACCAGACAACCAAGTTCTAAATAGAGTAAGAGAATTAGGAGATGAAGTAGGAATACCTACTTTCGTAAAACACTATGATTTTATTGGCATCATAACAAGACAACTTGTAGGGGAGTGGTTAGAGCAGAAAGACGATTTTAAAGTTGACTGTATAGATGACATCTCACAAAATGAATATATAAGAGAACGTACAAAAAAAGTACAGCAGTACGCCATGGATACTTTTAGTAAAGAACTAGAGCTATCCCTAATGCAATCTGGAGTAGATACAAAAAAACAAGATTTCAAATCTGAAGAAGAACGTCAACAATATATGCAAATGATCGAAGCTGAAAAAGCCAAGATAATATCACCTGCACAGATTGAAAAAGAGATGAAAGATTGGAAGACTAAGGCAGCGGAATGGGCCGAACATACCATTGAAAAAGACCAACAAAGATTCTATATGGACAAGTTGGATAAACAAGAAATGGAAGACTATGTTCTTACAGGAAGATACTTTAGACACTACTATATTGGCTACGATCATTATAAACCAGAAAGATGGTCTCCATTGGAAACTTTTTTCTCAAGAGATGTTATTGCAGAGTATCCGCAAGATGGAGAGTATGCAGGTAGAGTTTTCTACATAGCACCATCAGACATTATCAAAAGATACGCACATCTATTAACACCAGATGAAGTAAAGAAGATCAATACAAACTATGGAACGATAGGAAATGCCGGAGCTACCTCTGCAGTACATAACTGGAAGCAAGAGATGGATAATGGTATGTTCGGACAAGTTCAGACTATACCATTTCATAATTACTACAACTACGATTTAGGTTTACAGATACAAGATGCCTTGGATATACCAATGGGAGAAGTATTAGTAGACACACCAAACGGGCAAGAGAGAGTACCTAACTGGTTGAGCCCAATGCAAAATCAGAACCACTTAGGGTACAAGTATAGTGGATACCAAAGAGATGACATTACAGTAAGAAAAGATTTACTACAAGTAACAGAAGGTTATTGGAGAAGCTGGAAAAGAATGTGGTTTCTAAATTACACTACAGAACAGGGATATGAAGACACAGCAATAGTAACAGATGATATTCTACCGGAATTTATCAAAGACAATAACATAAAAAAAGTAAGTACAAAAGCCTTAACAGACATACAAAAAAATCTTGAAAAAGACACAATGTATGAGTTTTTTGCTCCAGAAATCTGGAAAGGTATTAAAATAAATGCCGGTAACTCATTCTTGACAGAAAATTTATATCTAGGAGTAGAGCCATTACCTTACCAAATTAGAGGAGAGTCTAATATCTTTGATGTAAAGATACCAATATCCGGAGTAATATCTAATTCAATAGCACAAAAATTAAGACCATATCAAGTAGGATATAACATTTGCTTAAATCAAATATTTAACTTACTAGAAAAAGAAATTGGTATGTTCTTCTTATTTGATATTAATTTCTTGCCATCTGAATACAAAGACTATGGTACAATTGAAGAGTCTCTTGAAAAACTGAGAGATCACGCAAAAGATATTGGACTAGTACCATTAGATACCACAAAACAAAACATGGGTGGAGCAAATCCACAGATGAATACTTTTATGGTGCAAGACATCTCTTTTGATAAACAAATCAGAAGTAGAATGGAACTTTCAGAGTATTACATGAAGAAAGCCCTGGAACAGATTGGTATTACACCACAGAGAATTGGACAGCCAAGCGTATACGAAACAGCAACAGGAGTAAAACAAGGTACAGAAGCTTCTTACATGCAGACAGCAGATATTTTCAATACTATGTCTGTAGCAAGAAGAAAGTCAATGGAACTGCACCTAGCAGTTGCACAGTACTGCCAAAAGGAATACTTGGATGTAGACTTTGTATTTTCAAATTCAGATGGAGATAAGAGTTTTATTAATCTATCTGACCCAGATTTCCCACTAAGAAGACTTGGTGTATTCCCAATAAATGATCCTAAAAAACGTAGAGAATTAGAAACGATGAAACAAGCGTTACTAAACATGAATACATTAGGAAGTGACTTACTTGATTATGCAGAGTTATTCTCAGCTGATACAGTAACAGAATTAGTTACTATTGGTAGAAGAGGCCGAGCAGAGAAACAAAAAGAAACAGATGCTCAAAGAGCACACGAACAAGAACTTGCAGACAAACAGATACAAGGAGCAGCAGCTGAAAAAGATAAAGACAGAGCTTGGGAAGCAGACCAAAACCAAAAGGATAGGGAAGCTAGAATTATGCAAGAAGAAATACAAGCACAAGGACGAGCTGCAGATAAGGATGCTAATAAGGCTTCCTTTGACAATATCAGCAAGCAAGCTGACATGGCACTAAAAGAATTAAAAACAAATAGCGATATAGAGCTTGGACAAAAGAAGCTAGAAATACAAAAAGACCAAGACAATATTAAACTAAACTCTATGAGTAAAGACTTAGAGCTAAAATTAAAAGAGCTAGATCATAAAGATAGAAAACTATCAAATGATAGATATATTGCTGAGATTAACAAAAATTAAACATTAACAGATTACATTAAAAATAATTTAACAACAGAAACCAAGAGAATGCAGACTTTTAACTAATTTTGCATTCTTAAAAAAGTTTACTAATTTTGCACCGAAAATGAAAACAGAACAAAACCAACAGGAGTTATCATTTGACGAGTTATTGGAATTCAATAACTTTTCTTTAGAAGATGATGGACAAAAAAAAGAAGATCCAGAAGTAGTTATAACAACTAACGAAGAGGATGATGAAGAAGAGGATAAGGCAAAAGATCTAGGAGCCACTCCAAACTTAGAAAAGAATAAAAGTAAAGAGGAACCAAAAGAGGTTGAAACAAAAATATCATTTGATAACGGAGATTCAACTTACCTAGGTATAATCAAAGAAAAACTAGAATCTGGAGAATGGGAAGATATGCTTGTCGAAACAGAAGATGGTAAAGAAGTAAAACTTTCTGAACTAGATTCAATTGATAAAGAGACATACAAAACTTTAGAAAAAGAAATTAAGACACAACAAGAGGTTGAGTTTAAAGAGAAATATGTATCAGTAGATGGTTTAGACGAAGTAAAAAAACGACTAATCAATATTGTTAAAGAAGGGGATCTAGAATTAGCGAAAGCATTATTCCAAAACCCAGAAGCACTACAAGTACCATTCCAAGGATACGATGTAGATGATGATGCTCACAACGAACAAGTACTTGCTTGGTATTATCAAAACGCATTAGGACACAGCCCTAAAGAATCCGCAGCCTTAGTTAGAGCAGCAAAAGAAGATTTAAGCGTTGATGTAAAAGCTCAGAAGATTGTAGAATATCAAAGAAATCAATTCTACGATAATCTAAAAAATAGAGAAAAAGAAATACTTGCAGAGAAAGCTGGAGAGCAAGAAAGAATAAAAGACTACAGAAAAACACTTGCAGCAGAATTTAAGCAAGATGGATTGACAGAAAATTTATCCAAAAAATTTGTAGATGTGGCCACAAAGCTTAATAAGAGTGGTGACTTTGAGATTGATACTATCTATGATGAATGGATGAGTGATCCAAAGAAGGCAAAAGACCTGTTATACTTTATGTTAGATAAAGAAAACTACCTTAAAAAAGCAACCGCATCAACAAAAAAAGACGTACACTTAGATACCCTAAAAAGAATTAAGATCGTACAAGATACAACAAGAGTAGACAAACAGAAGAAAGAGGATACATCTCCTATCACTCCGTTTGAAACATTGAATTTCGACTAATAAAAACAATAAATTAAATTAATTAAAAAATGGTAACAAATCAGAACATTCCTTTCATTGTGAACGGAGACCAAGTAATAATGTTCACCGACAAGAAGACAGTATCTTCTATCAATGGTGCACAGGACTTACCATCTTTGTACTCATGGTATAAAGAAGACCCAAATAAACATCACTTAGGTTTGATGAATTTATGGGGAAAACAAGCTGTAAGAAGCTACGGTATTCTTAGAGAATTATTGCAAAACAAAGCTATCCTAGAAGTAAACGGTTGGGACGGTGGTTTTACCTATGATATTCCAGTAGAGGAGTACAAAGGTTGCTACACAACTCGTGACACATCTAGCCAAGCTTATCCAGGTGTTGATGGTGGTACATTTAAAATTGTATTAAACAAAGCCTACACAACAGGAGATGTTTTGACAAACAACAAGTATTACGGACAACAAATTATTGTATCTGGTGAATCTCCAGTTGTAGCAGTAGGTGAAGGTTGGGAACACACAGTTAAATTGGCAGATAATGACAAAAATACTTGGTACCTTGCTTCAAACTTAGCAAAAGGGATCCAGTACTTTAAAGTTGGTCATGCAATCTTAGGAGAAAGAGGAACTAACTTCTCTCACTTTGATATGCCAGACACAGTTGGTACAATGAGATGTGAATTCCGTTTAGGTTCTGCATCAGGGGTTGAAGCATACATCACAGGTATGGCTGATTCAAAATCTTTTTCTGGAGCAGATGCTCAATCAAAAGGATATTTGGACAAACTTCAATCAGAGTTTGAAGGAAATGAGTATGCTATCTTAGCTAATATGACTGTTAAGAATGGTAAGAAAATGCCAGACTTGAAAACAGCTAGAATTGGAGCTACTATGGAGTTCTTGACAATGAGAGAATTAGAGCGTTTAACTGCTCAAAAACTTTTGTTCCAACGTGCTGCTACAGTTCGTGATTCAAACGGTGTTGCTAGATTAAACGAAGGTTTATGGCACCAATTGCGTAGAGGTAAACTTGTAAAATATGGTCGTCCAGGTGGAATCACCCGTGATCACTTAAAAGAGTCTGCTGAATACGTATTCCGTGTTAACCCATTCAAACAAGATGTTGAAAGACGTTTGAAATTCAAATGTGGTAAATACGCTTATGCAAATGTTTTATCAATCTTCTCTGATGAAGTGAACGCACAAAATGCTTCATTGAACAACTTCCTAGGAAATGATAGAACAATCCCAAACCCAGTACGTGGTAATGACCCATTCAACTTAGAGTATGTACCAATTCGTTTTACTAAAGTATTTATTCCAGGTATTGGAAATATTGAAGTAGAAGAAGATACATCACTAAACATGATGGAAGGTGTTGACCGTTTAGCAGGTGGTTTCCACCCAGAAAACTTGTCACCAACTGCTTACTCAATGGTAATCTGGGATGTAGATGATCAACAATACTCTAACAACAAAGCTTTACCAAAAGGTGCAACTTTAGTTGAAGGAGGAAACTCTGGAGCTAACATCTATTTAGTAAAACCACAAGGTGAGATGACTTACTGGGGTACTACTAATGGTCGTTATGACTACAGAAAAGCAGGAGATATTATGTCTTCAATGAAACAAATCGGACAAGAGTTCTGGGCGTTTAACATTGCAGATATTCACGTTAGAGATTTAACTCGTTTCGTAATGATTGAATTAGACGAAGCAGCGAGAAAAGGATTTAACTAATAATTGTTAAAAATAGCTTACCCCATCTTAATCGGTGGGGTAGGATATTTAACATATTTGGTTTTACCAAAAACAATTTGTAATTTTGCACACTGGAATTAAACCAACAAGATTCCGCAAAATTATATTACAATCCCAACAACAGAGAAAGAAGAGCGTTAACCAAAACAACAAAACATGGCAATAGCTAAAAAAATTACACCAAAAGATGAGAGCAGAGTCATTTTAAAGATCTATGATTTTGAAATAAAAAAAGATACTCTCTACGAGATAAAAGAAAAATTAGACACTTCAGCACCAGAAGGTTTTAAAGAGTTTAATACAACAAAAGTTTTAAGTGATATGGTGGTAGACACGTTCCCTGGAGCAATCTACGATGAAGATAGAGGACTTTGGGATACGGGATTATACCCAACATCAAACGCTTTAATTAGAGCAATTACTGACCCAGATGCTAGATCATTAGCACTAACCTCACTAAGGAAAAACATCGTTTTACCTTTAGAGGAAGAAAAAGGAGAGAATATATTAGATCACACACCAAAGAATAATCTTTTTTGGGATAAATTCAGAATTGAATGTCATAGAGGGAAACTATTTGACACATCAAAAACAGAAGATCTATTAAGACTTTTCCTATTACTACTACACAAAAGGGTTACACCTAAAGAAATGGAATCTCATCCAGAATTTAAGCAGCCAATTTCAATGTACTGTATTGTTGACAAAGACAGCTCAGTAAGCAGAGAAGCCGAAAAAGAAATGAGAAAAGCAAAAGCATCAGCATTGTTCTACAACTTATTGAATACAGATAAATCTGGACTATTACAAGTACTAGATTATTTAGGGATCAGTGCAGCAAGTTCATCAGATGATGCAGTACTATACACAGTTTTTGGTAACTTCATGAGTTCAAAAGAGGATAAATTCCAGAACGATAAGTTATTTATTGATACAGTAGATAAGTTCCAAACAGAGGAAGGTGCAGAAGAAATCTATATACATTCTAAACTGAAAGAGCTTTATGTAAGAGGTAAAGTTAAGTACAAAAAAGGAGAGATCTGGATGGATGATGTCTTTGTAGAAAGTGGCTGGAAAAATGCTGCTAGAAAAGTAAAAGAAGACCAAGAGATGAAGCAAATATTTGCCACTCTTATAGAATAGAAACTTACTAATGGGGGAAATAAAAACTCCCCCTTATTAAAATAAAGTATGACTACAGAACAAGCTTTTATAAAATTCCAAATCAAAATAAACGAAACCTTTGAGAGTTCAAAGATAGGAATAGATAGGGGTAGATTTATAGTAATATTTAATGAAGCACAAAATAAAATGATTGAGTTTGTGCTCAATAAAAAAGGTACAGATGATTATGTATACATCCAAAATATACTAGTACCAAACAAAAAGATTATAAGAGAGGCATCAACCGACTACGCAGATGTCTTTAAAATACCACAAGATTTTTTTAGTTTTTCTTCTGTTTATTCTAAAGCATCAAATAAAAACTGCAGCGGTATTAAAATAAACCTCTTCGATATAAAAGATGACAATAAAACAGAAATTCTACAAGATGAATTCAACAAACCATCCTTTATAGCAAGAGAAGCACCTTTCTCAATGGCAGCAGATAATATCTATGCATATAAAGAGAACTTCACACACGATAACCTATATCTTACTTACTACAGATACCCAGTACAAATAAGACTAACGATTGAAGATGATCCGGAAAGTGAATTCGACAGTACAGTGAACCCAGAGTTTGATGATTTATTTACAGATAGAATTATATCAATGGCATCTAGTGAGTTTGAAGTAAATGTAGAAAATCCCAAATACCAGATTGATAGATTAAGAGCAACACAAGAATTATAAAAATTAAAATAAATAATAACTAAAATTAAGATTAAAAATGGCATCACACGCACCACAAACATTAGCATTTGTTACCAACGAAGGTTCGGTAATGACTGCAGGCTCGTCTACTAGACTAGCTAAAGGTCAGTTGGGTATTGTAGATAAAGGAGCTCCAGCAACCGCTTTAGGTATGGCAGTAACCAGTACTATCGCAACACCGGCAGCAGACAGAAACAGATTATACGAACTAAGATTAGGTATCGCACCTTTAACACCAACTCGTTCTCAATCAAACAAAGCTTACTCTACAGTACCTTTCAAGATTTCTGAGATTGTTGATATTAAAGTTAACGCACCTAAAATGGGAGTATCTGTTGACGAATTTATCATCGGATACGATGGTATTAATGCTAGTTCTGCATTAGTAATGGCTAATGGAGATAATGAGGTAATTGATATTACTTTAGCTGGAGAAGCTATTGGAATGTTAGGGTACCCAGAAGCAAAAGTTACAGTAAAACTTTATCTTGAAGCACCAAACACAGGTACATTTACAATGCACCAAATTGTTGAAGAAGGAGTAAAACGTTTACAAAATGTAACTCTAGTAGGAGGAGTATCAATCTTAAACTACATCGACATCACTCCAGTAAACAGTGAAAACGCTTCACTAGCAGCTTTACAATTGAATGATGTACCAAGTACTTTTTACAGACTTACAGTAAAAGATAATGGAAACAACTCTGCACTAGGATTAGTACAAGCACAGTATCCAACATTGAATGTAAAAAGAGAATCTTACTTACCAGGAACAGCAGCTTCAGGAACTTCTGTGTATGTTATCATCAATGGAGGAGGAGCTCCAGCAGCTTACTCATTAGCAGTAGCAGCTTTAGCAGATGCTAACTGTGATGGTATTCCAGAAATTACAGCAACTAGCTCAACAATTGCTTGGGTTGCAGGAACAACATGTTCTGCAATACAAAAAACTTACACATTACAATTGAAAGATGACGAATGTGGTAGTAATAAATTAGCAGCAGTAAAAGCAGCTTACCCAGAATTGAATATCTTAGTTGATACCGCAAGCGAAAACTGGACACAATCAGTTACAGCTACAGTAGGTGCTTCAGGTTTCTTCAGTATCGCTGTAGGTGGAGTAACTTACACACAAGCTTATGCAACAAGTATGGCAGCTACAGTAACAGCATGGTTCTCTGCAAATGCAGCAGCAATCTTAGCAGCAACAGGAGCCGTAGTAACAAACCCAAGCTCAGGTGTTATTTTATTTACAGATTTAGCTGAAGGATTTGCACCAGTAGCTTTAGGAGCGGCAAATACTTTTACAGCAACTGTAGGAGCATTGACAAACACTGGAACAGCTACAACAGGAGCATGTCAAACAGTGTATAGAGCAGAAGTTACTTCAAACGTAGTATGTGAAGAATGTTCTCCATTATTGAGAGACTTGTTTGTAACAGAAGCACCAGCATCATTCGGTGGAATTCACTGGGTAGCAAAACCTACAACTTATAGCGGAACAGCAAAAATGGGTATCCATTTGAAAGGTAAAGTAAATATCTTAGCAGGTTCAGAAGAATACAGAGACGAATTACCATTCGTTTATAGCTCAACTAGATTATCTATTGCGAATCAAGCTCCAGGACTAGTTTCTGAATCATTCAAAATGGGATCTAACGGTAGATTCAGAGTAAAATTACTTTCTATCGCTACAGAGCCAGAAGCAGTAGGAGCACAATTTTATGACTTAGAAGAGCGTACTAGAGTATACTTTGAAAATCGTCAGAGATTGTCAGGAAACAACTTCGGTAAATTGGTATTAGGACAAGAGTCACACTTGAAACCTCTTGCTCAATATGTTGATTATGTTGTTAGAGTTAGAACAAACAGATTTGCACAATCTTTCTCAGGAGAAGTAGTTGAAAACTTCGACTACCACTTCTTAGCAGAAGTTGGAAAGCATGCAGCTGTACAAACGCAAATTAACTTGTTAGCTACAGCAGCAGGACTTGCAACAGTATCTGCAGGATTCTAAGAATAGAAATTTAAAAGGAGGAGCAAAACACTCCTCCTTTTTTTATCTCATACCTAACCTTAAAATAAATGAAGACTTACATCGTATACTTTTTAACAACCCTTCTATTATTTTTTGCACCAATACAAGGACTGATAATTTCAGTAGGAACAGCAATAGCATTAGATACAATTTTTGGTATTTCAAAAGCGATAAAATTAGGTGAAAAGATAACTTCTAGAAAATTGAGCAATATAGTCTCAAAGTTTGTATTATACCAAGCAGCAGTACTATTAATATTCACTATTGATAATTACTTATTAGGAGAATTTTTTAAAATATGGTTTTCAATACCATTTCTTTTTACAAAAACGGTAACAATAATATTAATTTTTATTGAATCAGTTAGCATAAAGGAAAATTTTGAAGAAGCTTTTAATGTAGACGTTTTTAAAATGTTAAAAAAGTTTTTACAAAGAAGTAAAGAAATAAAAGACGATATAGATGTCTTAAAATAATATGACTACACAACAAATAACTAAAAAATACGGAGTACCAAACGAAACTGGCAAAGGGTATTTAGTAACAATACCACTACCTTTTCCAATGAGATTAGCTTGGGAAATAAGTACAGAAGTAAATAAAATAAGTTGCCATAAAGATATAGCAACTAGATTATCCAGTGTACTAAAAGACATATTGGCCCACTATGGCAAAGACAAAATAAAAGAACTTGGGATAGATCTTTTTGGAGGATGCTTTAATTATAGAAAAATGAGAGGTGGAACCTCATGGTCAATGCACTCTTGGGGAATAGCTATAGATTTAGATCCAGCTAGGAACACACTAAAAGAAACATCAAAGACAGCAAGATTTGCTAGACCTGAATATAAGCCAATGATTGATATATTTTACAAACACGGTTTTGAATCTCTTGGTAGAGAAAAAGATTATGATTGGATGCACTTTCAAATTAAAAACTAATGATAATTTTTAACATAATAGAATTTTTTAAGAAGCAATGGTTTAGTTTATTACTAATACTTTTATTCATAGCAACTACACTAATCTACCAAAATGATAGAAATAAACTAGTAGAAGAATCTAAAAAATTAGAAATCGAGATAACTAAACTAAATAAAAAAAGCTACGAAAATAGTAAAATAATAGACAGTTTAAAAAATCAAGATGCTAAAATAGTAGACAGAATTAAAATAATAAGAAAAACAGAATATGAAAAGATTATTGTTATTGATAGCATGTCTATTACTAAGCTACAACACTTTTTCACAGACCGCTACTCAGATAAAAAATAAAGTAATAATACTTACTGAAAAAGAAGCAAGACTAGCAGCAATAGAATTAGTAAAATACGACTCTTGCAACCTTGTAGTAAAAGAACAAGAATCTAGAATAGAAAATTTTAAAAAAATAACAGATAAATTAGAATATCAAGTATCTATAAAAGATAGCATAATATTACAACAATCTAAGTTCATAGATACACAGAATAAATTACTAGATAAGCCAAAAAAGATTGAGATACATAGCTACTTTGGTATTAGAACAAATGAACTAAGACAAGCACAACCTTCCGTATTTACTAACGTATTAGCAGAGTACCAAAAATGGAGCCTTGGAGCCACTTATTTAATAAGAACTGATGCAAGGCATACCTGGGGAATATTATTGCAATACAAGCTATTCTAATAACAAAATAAAAGCAAACCATGTCACAAATAGTAGGAGAAATAAAAATAGATTTTGATGTAATACAATCTACTGTACAAACACTTTGGATAGGAGATAATAGTGACTGGGTGTATTTACAAAATGAACCAGCAATTATAGAGGTAACCTTGCCAGGATCTACAAAACCATTAGTATTTTCATATAAGAAAGATGCTATAAATTCTTTCAATAGCCATAACCTTGGTATCACTTGTTTACAAGGAGATTGCATAAAAGAAACTTATGGAGAATTACCGGATGGTATCTACACAATAACAGTAAAAGGTAAGTTTGAAGGTTTAGATAAAACAAGATACTACCTTAAAACAGATAGAACAGAATTAGAGCTATCAAAAATAGTAGTAAAACATGGGTTCGAGTATTCTAAGAAGGATAAAGAATTTAGAGATAAAATTTATGACATTGATTGGTTAATAAAAGTAGCTAAAGCACATGCTAAACTTGGAGACTTTGTAAAAGCAGACAGGTTCTTGCAAGGAGCAAAAGATCTACTAAGAGGATTAGCTGATTGTAAAGACTGTATATAAAATGGCTGGACAAGAAAATTACTTATACTTAACCCAAGAAGGTTATTATGATAAGGCAGAATCTAACCTTTTAAAATTAGCAGACCAATATTACCTGAATAAAAAATTTGGTATAGGGGAAGATGTTGATAAAAATAAAGTAAGACATGCTCAATTATTCCACAGTATATTATGCACAGATGAGTGCGAACTAATAGATTGGGTGAATAAAAAAATAGCTGGAGAAATAGGGGATTGTAATACAAGTGTAAAAATAAAAAATCTTTGTGGGATATACCCAAACATAAGTAACATATCCGATTCAGCAGATGAACACTGCGAATGGAGTAAAGTAGAATGGTAACATGATAGAAATAAAACATTTTAAAGTAAAAGTACTCCCTAGTCAACCTGAACCAAACTCTATATATTTTGTAGTGGCAGATGGAGCTACAGCAGTTACAACATACGTAACAGATGTATGTGGAGTCCCATTACCATTAGTTGACTTACAAGGACCAGGAGGTTCCACAACAACAGTAACAGGAACAGGGGTAACAGGAACTACACAAAATCCAGTAGTAAATATATCAACATTTTTAAGTACCGAAAACGGAAATATTATAACACTATCTACAGTTGATGGTAAGTTATATTTACAAAATAATCAAGATAATAAAGTAGTGTACTTCTACCCTACACTAGAAGAGTTAGGTGCAGTAACATTAAGAGAAGTTACAGAAACACAGATCGCAAATTGGGTACAAAATCAAGGGATAACTATAGCAGAGGATGAGATTCCTTTGTTTAAAATAAAATTAGATTTGTTTGCTTTTACAATGTATGAAGTTGGTATAACAGGATTTTTACCAAGTACGCCTATTATGAAAACATTTTATGCAACAAGTGGTACAAATAATAATGGAAACATACTTGTAGATGTAGGAGCAAATGTGTACTTAGATAACCAAGGGTCATTTCCATTTTACCCCGAAGATGAAAATTTAAAATACGTGTATCAATGGGGATCTCCTACTTCTCAGTGTTATTACAAAATAGATAGTAATTCAAAAATTACAATTAGAACTTGCGAAAGTATAAGTTAATTTAAAATATAAAAATCATGGCAGGAAGTTTTGTAATAACACCTAATTTTATAAACTTTAAAGTATTCTCCCTTAAAGGAAGAGGAAAAGGAGATCTATCAAATATAGTTCCTTCAGAGATTGAACTATTATCTCAATATTTTGAAGATGATGATAATTACTTACAAGCAGGAGATGATGTATCATTATTAGTTAATGATGCCAACTATATTTCTGAAGCTCCTGATGATGGCTCTCAGTATGTAAGAAAAAATGAAGCATGGGACAAACTTACTACTTATTCAGCAGTAGATCCTGTTTCTACTAATAATGTTGCAGGAGGATTCCCTCTTGGGAGTGATTGGTACAATACAGTAACAGGAGAAAAGTTTTATCAAAAAGCAAATGGAGTGTGGATTAGTTACACATCAAGTGTTACACCGCCTACACCAGGAGGGGATTCTCCAGTAATGTTTGCTGACTATGCAACTAGTAACGAATTGCCCTCCTCAACTTATTATAATGGACCATTAGATGATGGAATAGGTGCTACAATAACAGCTGCTACTAACTCAAAATTAAAAGGTATAGTAGGAGGTGCACAAGCCCCTATGCTTGTAGGTATGACTCTTTTAGTAAAAGATGAAAATATTGGTGATTTTGAATCAGGTACTCCTAGTAATAGACCTCATAATGGTGTATATATTGTTACACAAGAAGGTTGTAGTCTTTCTGATTATTTAAGTGGATGTACACCAGAACCATGGGTTTTAACTAGAGTTGATTATGCAAATGAACCTGGCGAATTATATCCTTCTCAAGTAAATATACTAAGTGGAGTAAATGAAAACAGATTCTTTTTACAACAAAATAATATTGATGTAATTGGTGATACAGAAGTAGTCTATGAAATAAACTACGTACCACCTACACAAGTAGTTACAATGCCTGTAGTACACATGGACACTGTTACTAGTGCACCATTACCTAGTTGTACTTATATGGATGAGTTTCCTCCTCCAACTCCAGGTGGAATTTTCACATTAAATCCAACAACATCCTACTTAACTGCCACTGTTAATGGGCCATTAGGAGTTATCAATGGTGTAAATGTATCTAACTCTTTTACTAACCCAAATAGAAAAATTTTAGTTAAAGATCAAGCAGATAATAAACAAAATGGTGATTATGAAATAATTCAAAATGGTAGTGCTACACAACCTTGGAAATTAAGAAGGATCACAACAACCTACTCTTCTTTAAACAAGAATACTAGAGAGTGGAAAATAAATAATGAGGCATGTACTTTATATGGTAATAGATACTATATGAATTATTATACTCCATCTATATCAATAATTGGAACTACACCTATTACTTTTTCTGAGTTAATTGCAGGAGGTACTCAAAATCTGCAAGGTGTAACTGATATTGGAAATACTACTGACAATGATATTCAATTTGGAACTGGAGCAGGAGTATATATGAACAATGGCTCTAGATTAAAAGAAGGAACTATTGATGCTGGTTATGGGGGTTCAAAAGGTATTGCTCAAATTTGTGCAGTAGGTTATGAGTTGAAATGGGAAGCTGGAAGGCTTTATGTAATGGGCGATGGTGGAACTACTGTTAGAGAAGTATCACACAATTTTACAACAATACCCAATAATTACAATGATATTTCACAAGGTTTTATAGTTGGATCTAGATGGCTTTTAGATGATGGTACCTTATATGTTTGTACTGATAATACAGATGATGCTGCAGTTTGGGAATTACAAATAGCTGGTAATCAAGATTTACAAGATGTAACTACAATAGGTAATGTAACAACAACAGAAATAATATCTGAAAGTGGACTAATTGTAAACTCAGCAGACATACCAGATAGTGCTGCTTATTTAGCAAAGCTTGGTATTTTTTCAATTCTACAAAGTGGTACACTTAGATATGGAGGTTCTTTTGAATTAAGAGAAACTTCTGCAGATGGTAGTGGAAATGTAGCATTAGTATTGCCTTCTGTATTAACTGAAGATAGAATATTATACTTACCTAATAAAAATGGTACACTAGCAGTAACTACTGATTTAGATACAAAAGCTGATTTAGTTGCAGGCAAAGTACCAAGTTCTCAATTGCCATCTTATGTAGATGATGTTATTGAAGGTTACTATAATGCACCAACATTTTATTCTAATGCAGGTCTTACAACACCTATTGTCCCAGAAACAGGAAAGATTTATGTTGACTTACTAGCTAACAAATCATACAGATGGAGTGGCTCTGTTTATATTCAAATTTCAAATGCTATTTCAAGCATAGATGAACTTACAGATGTAACTGTAACATCTCCTCTTAATGGTCAATTATTACAATATAACCTTACTACTTCTCAATGGGAAAATCAAACTATTGTAGTTGGTACAGGAGATATGCAAACATCTACTTATGACATTGACAATGATGGTATTGTAGACTTTGCTGAAACAGTTCCTGTAATAGTAAGAAATCCTTCTGTGTCTGACATATTAAGAAAAGGAACAATTGTTTATTTGAATGGTTCTACAGGGTTTAGACCAAATGCTTATAAAGCTCAAGCCAATGCAGAGGCAACTTCTTCAGGAACTTTTGGAGTTGTGTTATCTGATATAGCTACAACCTCAGATGGTACTGTTGCAATGTTAGGTACTATACATACACTAGATACTAGAAATGCTGCAAATGGAGCACCTTTTCCTTTTACTAATGATGTTCTACTAGATGGAGATGTTCTTTGGTTAGATCCTAACAATGCAGGATATGTAACTAGAATTAAACCACAAGCACCTAACCATGCTGTATTTATAGGAGTAGTAGCAAGAACACACCCTTCTTTAGGAAGAATTGTTTACAGAATTACTAACGGATATGAGCTCGATGAGCTCCATAATGTTTTTATTAATGGCACTCTTGCTGACAAACATACTTTGTATTATGATGCTGCAACTTCATTATGGAAAACAAATACTATTGAAGGTATATTAGGATTTAATCCTGCTCAACTTCTTACAGCAGTGACTGTAGATGTTAATATTGGAAGTAGATTAAGACCTGCGGATGCTGCATCTAATGGATTCTATTTTAATAAAAATTTTAATGGAAGTGTTGGTTATACAGCTTTAAATACTAATACAGGTAACTCTGCAGTTGTTAACCTTGGAGTCGGTATAGATTCAAGTTCATATATAAAAAATATATATGTAGCAAAGTTTGGTCCTAATTACTTTGTACCATTACTTGCAGGAAAAGGAGGATTGTTAGGAACAGAAGAAGTTTTTGTAGGTTCTACTGATAATAATGATGTAAGTATACTAACAGGTGTAGATTTTAGTTCTGTTTCAAGAAAATTTACAGTAAAGGCAAATGGACAATTATTAATACAAACTACACCAGCTACAGGTTCAACTTCTGACTTTGTACTTGTTAGAGATTCTTCAGGTAATGTAAAACAAGTCGCATATCCAACTGGAGCTGGAGCATCAACACCTTTAAGAAGACAGGAGTTTACTTATTCAGGTTCGCAAAATTTTACACTATTAGCAAACCCTTCATATACCTATGGTGTATTTGTTAATGGTCAGGAGTTAAACAGTTCTCAATACTCAATAACAACAAATGTTCTTACAATACTAAATACTCTTCAAATTATAGGTGGTATTCCTGATAGTGTAAATATTGTTTATGGAGAGACTGCCCCTGGTATTTTAGATTATTATACTAAAGCTCAAGTGGACACTCTTATAGCAAATGCAACTCCAGATATTAATATTGTAAATGCAACAAAAATAACTTTAATGTATAACACATAATGGATGGACTAAAAAAATTACCAAAAGATCAATTACAAGATGGACTAGTTGATGTATTACAAGTAACTCCTGTAACATTAACAATAGCTGGATGGATTTTTGCATCAGGTTTGTATGAGTACACTTATTCAAATCCTAGTATATTAAGTACAAGTATTGTTGATGTAATACCTGCTAATGTGAGCATAGCTGTAGTAAAAGCTGCTGATATAATGCCATCTACTTTAAGTAGTATAGGAAGTGTTAAATTGTATGCTACTAATCTACCAACAACAAATATAATAGTAACCATAAATATTTTTAACTAATGGCAGTAGGAAGTTTTAAATTACCTATGGGAAGTGGAGGATCTAATTCTTCTGCTACACCTTATGAAAGACCTGCAGATTGGTTAGCAATGCCAACTCCAGATGCTCAAGAAGTTATTGGATTAATGGCTGTTTATGATGATGGTGGAAATTACGTTGCATTTAACTGTCAAGGTAATTACACTGTAGATTGGGGAGATGGAACTGCTCCAGTGAATTATGCTAGTGGAACAACTGCATCTTATCAACATACCTTTGCTTCATTGCCATCAGGAACATTAACAAGTAAAGGATTTAGACAAGCACTTGTAAGGATAACACCACAGGCAGGTCAGAATTTAACATCAGTAGTTTTTGGTACTCTAAATGCAACATTAAATAAATCTTACTCACCTGGGTGGTTAGAGTTTGATATAAGAGCTCCAAATGGAATAGTTACCTGGGGTGGTGGAAGTAACATAATAAGATATGCAAGATTAGAAAAGATTGTAATTCGTGAATTAGGTGCACAGAATCCACAGAACTTATTTTCAAACTTATATAATTTGAGATCAGTATATATAGAGCCTTCAGAAATGACAGGAAGAACCGCATTTAACAATATGTTTAGTAACTGCTATGCTTTAGAAGAAGCACCTTTTTTTGACACAAGTTCAGCTACAAACACTGTGGCTATGTTTCAAAACTGTTACTCTTTAAAAGTAGTACCTAATTATAACTTAGCAAGTACAACAAGTGTTAGTTCTATGTTTGATGGATGCGTTTCTTTAGAAACAGTACCTGCTTTTGTATTGGGAACTTCAGTATCAAGTTTATTTGCTAACTGTTATAGTTTAATTGAAACTCCTGCATTTAACACTTCAAATGTTACTAACTTTACAAGTATGTTTTTTCAATGTACGGCATTAGAAAAAGTGGCATTATTTGATACAAGTAAAGGAATTGACTTTACTAGTATGTTTAACACATGTCGTTCACTAAAAAGTGTACCTCAGTTTAATACTGAACTAGGTCAAAACTTTACTTCTATGTTTGCTAGTTGTAATCTTTTAACAGATGTTCCTTTGTTTAATATGGTATCTGCAACTAACTTAACTGGTATGTTTAATGGTTGTAATAACATAATGTACTTACCTGCCTTAAATACAGCTAATGTAACTACACTAAGTCAAACATTTAATAACTGTTGGAATTTAAGAGAACTTCCTGCAATTAATGTACCTTTAGTATTAGCGGCTAATTTTACAACTTGGATTGATGGTAATACTACACTAAGTAGAAGCCTTGTTTACGGAGCAACAAAAACTCACTCTTATAATGGTAGGTCATTAAGTCAAGCTAGTATAGTTACTATATTTACAAATTTAGGGACTTCAAGCCCTACAGGACAAACAATAACAGTAACCAACAATCCTGGAAGAGCAGCATTAACAGCTCCTGAAATAGCAATAGCAACTGCAAAAGGTTGGACAGTAGTTTAAAAACAAATATTATGACAATAGAAACAATACCTGGATACTACATACATGTTACTGCAGATGAAGGAAAGATGCTTACAAATGGAGATGTAGTAGCAAAAGAAATCTTTGCTCCTTTAGAAGGAGATATAAGCATGTGGATTGAAATAGATGAAGAACAAGATAATACTAATATAAACATAGAATAACATGGCAACAACTTTAACTTTTACAAGTGCACCTTTTATACAAGGAACTGTATTTACCTCTGGGGATACTACAGTGGCTAAAACAATTTTAACAGCAGATGCTGTTTATGCTAGAAGAGTCTATGGCATATCAATATGGACTGATGAAAGTGCAGCAAGAGATATTGCAATACATCTTTCAGATGGGACTAACAACTGGGAAATTACAACATTAGCTATACCTATTAATGCAGGTAATACAAATGCTATTTTACCTGTAGATGTATTTACAAACACTCAAATGGCACCAATTGTAAAACAAAGGGATGCATCAGGAGCATTGTATTTAAACATTCCTATTGGCTGGTCTATAAGAGTTGCATATAATGCGACTATGAATCCTGCTAAAGTTTCTAATTTTACTGTAATAGGAGAAACTTACGCTTAATTATGGAAAGAGGATATGAAAATGGTTTAGTACAGGGAAATACTGCAGGACTGTCCTCTGGATTACATGGAGGAAGGTTTGGTCATACAATGTCTAAAAGATTAAACATGCTAAATCCTTCCACTATTAGAGATCCGAAAAGGAATCCTGTATTTTATATTAATGCAGAGTCTACTAATGTACTTCTTAATTCAGGTTCAGTACAAACATGTTATAATCTAGTAGAAAGTGTTCCTAATCAAATACTAGAAAAAGTAGAAGATGTAATAAGACAAAATGCAGGTACTACCTATAGACCTCCATTGGTTCTTAATGGATTAGGGGGAAGAAATTACATGGATTTTGGAGATACTGCAAACAGATATTTAGAAAGTAGTACATTAGCTAAAATGTATTGTACTATCAATTCTCCTACAAATGTTTATGCAAGTGGTACGGGTTTCACGTACATGTTTGTTATACGTAGAGCTAATCTACCTACAAGTACAGTAAGTATTTTAGATGGAAGAGATAGTACTACACTTGCAGGGTCTGGTGACATTCTATTAGAATTAAATAGTAATAATTCAATTACTTTTGATTACAAAGGAGGACAAGGAGGATCTGTAACAAGTATAACAGGAACTGCAGGAGTAGGATTGCTAACTGATTGGAGTATATTAACAGTGAAGTGCCAGTTAAGAATAGATGGTGGACCTTTACCTTTAGACAATCAATTTAGTAACTATAGAAGATATGATATGCCTAGGGATAATAGAGTAGGTTCTACTTCTCCTATTGATATTTTTGTAAATGGTGTAGAGCAACAAAAGACAATCACTACAAATAACTTTACAAACTCTGATCACTTTGGAGATGGTTCTTATAGAATGTTAGATAGAAACATTTTTATAGGAAATAAAGGGGCTGTATTTGGGACTGGTGGTACACACATTGCAGCAGCATTAATGATACCTGCTTATGTAGATAAATCTTTTCAGCAAAGAATAGAAAATTATTTTAGATACTATTACAATAAACCTTTTTAAAAAACATACAAATGAAAAACTGCGGAAACAAAATTAAAAACACATGCTCCGAAAAAAACTACGCAACATGTATTTACTACGAATTAGAAATACCAACAATATCTAGTTTAGCAGGAGAAAACTGCGTTACTTTAGAGGAAACTACAGAAGATATTTATGAAATATTACAAGGAGTATTATCAGATATTAGCATCGAAGCATTAGGAGAAGATTGTATAACATACCCTACTGTACAAGGACAAGCTACTAAAATAAAAGATGTAGTTCTAAAACTAGAAGAAGAAATTTGCAGTCTGAGAGCTGAAGTAGATATACTAAAGACAACAGCAATCTGTGATACAGATATAACACAATGTACAGGACTGGACTTATCAAGTTTAGACAACGGTTGTGTAGGAGGAGTAACAACTCTAGCACAACTATTAGATTATTTATTAAATCACACAACACCATAAACACCACGATCATGACAGCATGCAGCCAAACTAACATAACAAATCCTTGTAACGGATTTACTCAAACAGAAGATCCTTGTAAAGGAGAACATGTATCAACAGCTTGCGTATTCAAAGAAGATGGAATATCATACTTAGATATACCAGAAGGTGCAAGTTTGAATGTAATATTACAAAATATAGTAGCAGCACTACAAGCATCCAATGCAAGAATAGGCATACTAGAGACACAAATACAAACACTACAAGATACTTGCTGTGGACAAAGTGGATTTTACTAAAAAATAAAAAACAAAATTATGTGCGATTGCAGTAATACCCAACTAACATCAATATGTCAACAGACATCGACATGTGTACAAGATGATTGCTCTTGTCCAGTAAAAGATCTAAGTACTGATTGCATACTATATACAGGAGATACTTTAGAATGCTCTGGAATACCAGGACAAACAATACTAACTGAATTAATTCAACAACTAGATTCTTATATCTGTACAGCATTAGAAAGTGCAGATAACTCACTGGCCTTAATAAATGTAGGAACAGGAGCTCAAATATACAAAGGGACAGACGTATTAGGAAGAAGAGAAATTAGATCCCTAGTATCTGCAAGCCCAATAGTTACACTAGTAGTATCAGAGAATACTAGAGAAATAGTCTTTGGGATAAACTCCAATGAACTTACTGATTTTATCACGGAAAACCAAAACAATAACCCTGGCCCTCAAGGAGATCAGGGACCTCAAGGACCAATAGGTTTAACAGGAGATCAAGGAGATCAAGGACCTCAAGGAAATCCCGGTATTCAAGGAGATCCCGGTCCTCAAGGAGATCAAGGACCTCAAGGACCAATAGGTTTAACAGGAACACCTGGACCTCAAGGTGTACCAGGATCAATAGGCCCCCAAGGCTTACCGGGAGCAGTAGGAGCAACAGGTTTAACAGGACCAATAGGACCAATAGGACCGACAGGGCCTATAGGATTACAAGGACCGATAGGATTACAAGGGCCTCAAGGTATAGCAGGAGTACAAGGACCAATAGGCTTACAAGGACCACAAGGAATACCAGGAGACACTGGAGCACAAGGACCTGCTGGAGCAGATGGATTAGATGGATTAGATGGAGCAGATGGATTAGATGGAGCAGATTCTATTATGGCGTTATACACTGAACAATGCATCAATCTTTCTCAAGGTTTAGTAGGAAGTTTTATAACACTTAATTTTGGCAGCCCCATATACAACTTAGGTTGGAAAATAGGTACTAGAGTTAGAATACACAACAGTAGTTCTCTTTATTTAGAAGGTATTGTAAGCTCTGTAATAACTAATCCAGTATCTTCAATAAATGTAAATATTGACAAAGTAGTTGGATCAGGTAATTTCTGCGACTTTAATATTGTAATAACAGGAAACCCTGGAACCAATGGCACAGATGGCCTTGATGGCCTTGACTACACAGCAAATAATTTACAACGTACTATTGTATCTTTTCCTAGTGGAGAGTATTTACTAACCCCTGCTGATAATAATTATACACTAGTTATAGATAATAACACAGTACCTGTAGTTATTAGAATACCTAATGGATTACCATCAAAATTTGCAGTAGCCTTTATACAAAAAGGATCTGCAGATGTAGAATTTGGAGATAGTTTAGGAGTTACTATTAAGACTCCAATATTAGGAGCTACTAAAATAAAAGGTATAAATTATTTTGCATATTTAGAGCAAGAAGGTATTACAGGTAATTTTTATTTAGGAGGTAACATAAAAGCGTAAATCATGCAACTATTTAAAAAGAAAGCGTACACACTGTACTATGAGGATGAGTGTATAAATTGTGTAGATCATGATGTAACTATTGGTACGCAAACATGGACAGGATGTAACTTAAACGTAACTACTTATAGAAACGGAGATCCTATACCACAAGTAACAGACCAAACTGATTGGTCAAATTTAACTACAGGAGCTTGGTGTCATATTAATAATAACCCTGCCAATGATGCTATATATGGTAAACTATATAATTGGTATGCAGTAAATGATACTGCACATGGAGGATTAGCTCCTTTAGGTTATCATGTTCCTTCTTATGCAGAGTGGGATATTTTAATTGATAGTTTAGGAGGAGACACAGTAGCAGGAGGCAAACTAAAAGAAGTAGGTCTATGCCACTGGTTATCTCCTAATACAGATGCAACTGATCAAGTATTATTCACAGCTCTTCCAGGAGGGTTTAGAGGAGGAAATGGTTCTTTTGGATCTGTAGGGGCAAATGGTCAATGGTGGACTTCTACAGAATTTGATACTACAAAAGCTTGGATGAAATACTTACTCTATAATTATGAAGGTGTCGGCTATGGACAACCTGAAAAAAATGGAGGTATGTCAGTACGTTTAATACAAGATGAAATACTATCTTGTTTAAATATAGAGGTTTATCCACCAATACTTAATCCAGGTACAAGTCACGTAGTTGAATATTTAGATTGTGATGGTATAACACAAATAGTTACAGTACCTAATGGAGGAACTATGGTTACAATTTGTGCTACAGAAATAATAGCAAATAATCTTAACGGATTAACTCAACCATTATATACAATCTGTAGTCCTAGTCCTCCAGAACCCTTAGACTTTTATATTGATAAACAATGTAGTGGTTCAAATTTAATTAATATTTTGTTAGATGATATATCAGGAGGAGTGCCACCTTATTATCCTGCAACAGATACTTTTACAAGTGAAGCGTTAGCATTAGCCAACACTTCTTGGAGTTCAACACCTAATCCAGGTCCTGTAGATGTTAGCTATCCTGAAACAGTGACTAACACTTATTGGGTTGCTGTCAAAGATTCAGCAGACACAGTATTTGCTAAAGAAATATATGCAGATTGTTGGGACTCATTAGACCCAGCAAACAGAGAGTTAGTTAGATTAAGTGATGATTCAAATACAAATCCATTATTAGCATGTGGCTATTCTGTAAATACAGTGGGTAATTTCTACTTAGCAGTACACACATCAGGTACAGTATTAGTTGGTGATAGATTATTCACAACTAGCACAGGAACTGCTGTATTTGATGGTACAGAAGGTAATCTTAATGCAATAAACTATTGGAAAATAGAACCAACAATGGGATTATCAGCATGTGTTAATGGAACAATTGTATCTATAGACGTAGATGGATATATAACAAATGTACAGTGTTGCTAAAATAAATAAAAATTAAAAGATAGAGGTTTTTGGTTTTTCCTCTTTTTCTGTTGGGTGAGAAGGAGCTTCGGCTCCTTTTCTTTTTTTTAACTAATTTGGAAACCTTATAAATTTTAACTAATTTTGCAACTTAAAATTATAAAAAGATGACAAATAGCGAATTTGTATCCCGTGTAAGAAATGGGTTAAACTCAATATCAAAAGATGATAGGATCTCTCGTAGATATATCCTACATGTTGGAAAACAAAAGTCAACTTTCTTGGTATCACAAAAATTAGGAGAGCGAAGCTTATTTAGAGAAGACAACATATATTCAGTAATTGACTGTTTTGAAATGGAGGCTATTGATGTTGTAAGATGCGACATCTTAGAGTTTAGAAGATGTAGATCTATAATGCGTTCCAAATGTAAAATACCAAAGCTTATTTATAGCAGATATGGAGGATCACTAAAAGAGGTAACTACGGCAGATGAAGAAAGAGAATTTAAACCAACTACACCTTCACAATACAGAAGAGATAAAAACAGAGTTGAGAAATCAGACTATGTTTATTACTATGTAAAAGATGGCTACTTATATTTACTAGACTCAGAGATTGAATTAGTCAATCTATACTTGATAACAATGGACATGGACAAGATTGAAGAAGACTGTTCTTGCAACTCTGATAAATGCAAAAGTTTGTGGGACTATGAGTTTATAGTACCAGATAAATTAGAAGAGGCAGTATTAGGAGAGACGATAAAAGAGATTAGTATGAAAAAACAAATCCCGGCAGACGAAAATCCAAACATGAACAATAACGAAAAACAGTAACTTGACAGTAGAAAAAAAGACCGTATCAAAAGCAGCAAAAGCTTTTCAATTTCGAGCTAGGGGTAGGACTCAAACAATAAAAGGTACAGGTGGAAGTTTTTCAATAATAGATCACAAAGCCTACCAACACTACATGAAAAACTCAAAGCTTTTTAATAGGCAGGATGTAGAAAACTATGTAGAGCACGGAAAGATAATATCACAGTTCTATAAGATAGCTGGAGAAAAGCTAATAGAGGCTCCAGGAGGAGTTTTTTTAGAAGGGTTGGGCTACTTTGGTATAATACAAGAAATGAAGAAGAAACTCTACCACAATAGAGCCACAGGAGCACTTGAGATGAACCCTAAGACAGACAACACAATTTACAACATAGGATACGTACCCATTGATAAAGATAATTCATTCAAAGCATGGGTATTCGATTATAGTTTTACAGCTAAGATAAAACAAGCATTATGCCGCAGTCTAAAAGCAGGAAACAAATATAGCTTTAATGCATCCCTACTTTATAACAAATTAAGAAAACAAGGCAACGACTTATAACATGACTAGAAAACAATTAATAGCAGAGATTTTAACTGATCTACGACAGTATGATGAGAGTGGCCTTATAGATTACAGGTCATTGAACATGTGGATCAAAAATGAACTTAAAAGATTTGGTGCCAATATCACAATACTAACAGAGAAGGCATTAGAAGTAGAGAATGGAAAAGTAGAGTTACCAGAAGATTTCTGGACACTACACTTAGCAGTAAAATGTACACAAGGTGGATGGGAAGGAGAACATGAAGAACAAAAAGATTTAGTTCAAGACTCACAATGGTACAAACAAAGCACTACAACTAACTATGTATGGGATAACCAATCGCAGTCACATAAAGAGGAAAGTTACAAAACAGTTTCTGAAAAAATCTTTTACCGAGATACAATCAAAAATGTTCACTATAGAGAACCAATAGTATTGAGATTAACAAAGGGATTCAAGAAAGAGTACTGTGCACCGGGTTGCAAAAACATGAGAGAGAAACTGTCCCCAACATCTAAGTACGAGATAAACATCTTAGGAAATAATCTTCAAACAAATTTTAAACAAGGTTTTATTTATATGCAGTACAACGCATTGCCTACAGATGAAACAGGAGATATTTATATACCAGATGTTAGAAGTTTACAAGAGTACTTAATCTATTACGCAAAAAGAAGAATATTAGAAGCTTTGTGGATGAATGATGATGATGTAAACTTGATTAACAAGATACAGTATATATCAGCAAAAGAAAAAGAAACTTTTGGGCTTGCAATGACACAAGTCAAAATGGAAGGACTAGGTAATTGGGATAAAAAACTTAAAAGAAAAATGATTGCGGAAACAAACAGATTTGAAAGAATGTTTCCTAACATCTAATAAAAAAACTAATGGCAGAAGACCAAAACAACAAAGTAAATATATCGTTAGCTAGAGTTGGTATGGTGAAGGATACTCACCCATCTCAACTAGACGAAACTCAGTATACACATGCGTTCAATGCTAATATTGAAACTGAAGGCGGCAATAGCCTAAACCTAACAAATGAAAAATCAAATATCCTGGCTTCCAAATTCAAGCCGGGATTTGTTGTTATAGGTTTTCAAAATGATATTTTATCAAATGATACTTTTTTCTTTTTAGTAAACCCAACCACAGGAGTCGGAGAATTTGGCTATATAGAAAATAACCAAAATGTATCAGACTTGCAAGATTTAACACTACAGTGTAACTCAGAGTGTGACTCAATTAGAGAATTAGCAATGCCTCTTGAAGATATTACACAAACACCTTTGCAGACTTATACTACACTTTTATCAGATGAGTACGCATTGGATACGGATACAAATACTTGCTATCATTACACTAGCCAAACATATAAAGATAAAAAGTTAGGATTTAATTTTAATGTCAACTACCCTATAAAAAAGACAGTTATCAAAAATGAAAAAACAGGTAAAAATATCTACTTTACTGATAACTACAATCCACCAAGGCATATTGATATTACAAACATTGCAGAGTACTATATACAAAACGTAGCATGCTTAGATGATTTAGTTACAACATGTATAGATTTCAATGAGCTAAGAGTATTTAAACTTTTTCAAATACCAAGAATAGAGGCCAGTTCTGTAGAACTTGGAGGTAGATTACCTATGGGATCATACGAGTTCTTAATTGCATACGCAGATGCATCTGGACAAGTTATCTCTCCCTATTACTCAAGCACTCAACCAATATCTATATTTGACCAAAATAATAAAATACTTGAACAAAAAGAAATAGCAGATTTAACAAACTATGCTATTAAACTACAGGTATCAAATCTTGATAAAAGATACACACACTACAAAGTAGCAGTTATTCAAACAGCAGATGTAGAGGGAGCCGAAAGGTACTTTGAAGAGGGATTACATACAGTACATGATAATGTAGTTTTATATACGACTCATCAAAATAAAATACCAACTACCGCATTAGACATAATAAGGGATAACATACACATAGAAAGAACAGAAGGACTAACAGCTGCTAACAATATATTGTTTCAGTATGGTTTAACTATTAAAAAAGAAATAAATCTACAACCTGTTGTAAACTTTATGGGCCAGTTTTTAAAATGGCAAACAGTTATAGCAAAAGAAGATTTATATGAAGATGGAATCTTAGGATCTCAATTCAAAGGGTGGAATAGAGAGGAAGTAGTACCATTTAGTATTAGGTTCTTACTAGATGGGGGATTTGAAACTCCACTTTTTCCATTTATAGGAAGAACACCAACACCAAAAGATCCAGATAATCCAGACAATGTATACGATTTTGAAGAGGTAGTAGCTAATGGTTTACCAAAAGATCCAGACAATAAAGATATAGGATCCATTTTGAGCAATAAGACATCTTGCGGATCTACGGACAGAATCTATAGATGGCAGTATTATAATACAGCAATAGAAGATCAAGAGCCTTGTGCTATAGGAGGAAATACCGCAATAGATACAAAAACTGTATTTGAAGAAATAACTAGGATATGTGAATTACCTATTCCTCAACCAATCCCAGCAGACACCTTATCTATTGCATTAACAGACTCATTCTCAACAACTGAAAACTACATAGAAGATAATATTGATCAATGTTTATCAGGAGGAAATCCAGATGTATTAATAGGCACAACAAATAATACAAACCTTTGTGTTTACCTACAAGATACATACCCATCATTAACATGCGTAGAAAGCGATGTAATGGAGGGGTTGAACTATGATAACCCAGTGATAGAATGTTCAGTAGAAGTAAGTAAAGTCTTAGGAGAAAAAGTAGAAAAGATACCTAAAGTATTCCCTACTCAGTACAGTAGAGTTGTAGCACCAAAAAGTTGCTCAATGTACAAAATAGATACTTCAAACAACAAACCTTTACAAGACTCTACAAACCCTTTAGGGTATAATCCAGCATTTAGTACAGATGCACTTAAAGTATATAGAAGAGATTCAGATTTTCAAAACGAAGATTGTGATTACCCAAAAGAAATTACAATAAACAATAAGCCACTACAAAATAACGCAGAAGGAAACTTTAACAATTACTATATAAGTGACACCTTAGACCCACTATTAGGCACACAAGATACAGTACCAAATTTACCATTAGGATATAATACCAAATTACATAAAAATGTACTCTGGTTTAAAGGTGCTACCGATAGCAAAGACGAATTTATAGTAGACATCTCTAAACAAAGAGATGCAGATGGAGATGACGAGGTAAACATATCAAATGGAGTCTCAGTCAGAATTTCAATATTTAAAAAATGTGCATCCCCTTTAGCAGTATTTTCTCAGATAGTAGACTTAACAAAAGGAGCCTCATACCATTTTAAAAAAGTAGCTGGTAATATACAAATAACAGATGTCTTAGGAGTAGTACATACCACAACACCCCCAACATCTTGGTTTGCTAATGGAGAGTATTATGTAGCAATTGATACACCAATCAAACAAAGAGGTATAGATACAGATCCAAACCCACTTCAAGTTTCACCAAAAACAGTATTTGTAAATACACCAACAGATGGATGCTATACAGTAACTAAAAGAGATATAGAGTATGACAGAATAGATATATCTTGGACAGGGATAGAACTAAAGAAAGTATGTACTTATAAAGCAATTTGTAGTTTTGAACAACCTATAGCACAATCTTGTAAAGCATACCCATTTAAAAAAGGAAAGTTTGCATATTGGGAAAGCACAGAAGGCTATCCAGACAATACAGAATTATATGACTCGACAAAACTAAAAATAAGTGAGAGTAGAATCAATACTCTACCTACAGGAGTAAAAAATGAATTTTTAGAAGTCTTTACAAATGGTGTTGTAAACAATAACTACACTTTTAAAGAAGAGTCTTGGGAAGGAACTACAAAAAAAGTAGCAGATTTTACATGTAGAAAAATTAGACATTTTAAGTTTCCAGATAATAACATAGCACCTTTTGTATATGACATACAACAGGCAAGATTTGGACAAACAGTAATATTTCCTATTGGGGTAACTATTGATGAGAATATAATAAATACTTTCTTAGATGTAGCAGTTGATAACAACTTAATATCTGCAGAAGACAGGAGCAAGATAACAAGTTACGAAATTTTTTCAGGAGACACAACGCTAGATAGAAGTGTAGTAGCATCAGGATTACTGTATGATATGAGAAAATACAGAGAAGATCCAAACGTAGATAAAGATGTACTATACTCAAATTACCCATACAATACATACTCTATAGATAAACTAAATAGACCTTTTGAAGATGGAATTGAAACAGATACAGATAGAGAAGATTTAGGAAAAGGGG